CCCGCAGTCGGGCGGCAACTGCTGCACGTCGCCGACGATCCTGGGCCATTACCCGCCGGCTTGGAGCGAACCGCGGGATGGGTGGGTGGAATCTACGATGGCGAGGGCTCGTGGATTCAGATTGCGCAGTGTCCGGAGCACAACCCTGAAGTGTGGGCCGCCATCGGTGAGGCGCTCAACAAGTTGGACATCCCACACACGGCCGGGCGCTTGACCGGAGGCGGGCACTTCTACTGCCTCACTGGAGGGCGTCAGGCGTACCTGAAATTCCTGAACTGGTGCCAGCCAGTCAAAAGCCGCGCTATCGCCGAGAAGATCATCGGCGGTCGTCGCTTCGGCCACAAGGACCGAATCGTATCCATTGAGCCCGACGGACATGGCGAGGTTCTGTCGATGACTACGGCCGCCGGAAACTACATTGCCTGGGGCTATGCCTCCCGCAACTGCGACGAAGAGATCGTGACCGCGGCCAAGCAGCGCGGCGTTTGGACGATGGCCAAGTCCAGCATGGTGGAGCACCTGCACCCGTTGTACGGCACCGCTGAGCTTGACGAGGTGTACGAGCTGGGCCAGCAGAACGTTTACGCCGACCGGGAGCTGTTCGGCAAGCGGCTGGCCGAGCATGTTTGACCGGGCGGAGCTGGACCGGCGGATCGCCGCGGTGGACATGCCGGCGCCGCACGAGCCGTGGCACATCGCCACCTTCGTGGACGCGGTGCTCACCAACCCGGTGCCGGGCGCGCTGGTGGAGTGCGGCGTCTACCGCGGGGTGTCGGCGGCGAAGTGGTCGCACCTGGCGGACATGCTGTGCCGCAAGCTGATCGTGTGTGACAGCTTCCGCGGGCTGCCGCCGAACAGCGAGCCGCACCGCCGCAGCATCGACGACCGTTCGATCGCAGGCATGTTCGGGGCCGGCGCCTACGCCGGGTCGCTGGCCGAGGTTCAGGCCACCATCGAGCGGTACGGGGTGCCGGAGGTGGTGACCTACCTGCCGGGCTGGTTCGCCGACACCCTGCCGGCGTTGATCGAGCCGATCGCCGCCGCCTACCTGGACGTGGACCTGGCCGAGTCCGCCATCACCTGCCTGACCCACCTGTGGCCGCTGGTCACCCCGGGCGGGTGCATCGTCAGCCAGGACGGCGACTTCCCGCTGACCCTGGCTGTGATGCGGGCGTGGGCGGAGACGGCCGACCCGGCGCCGGTCGCGATCGGGCTGGGCGAGTCCAAGATGGTTGTGTTCCGGCGGCCGGCGTGATGCCACCGCACGCGACCGAGGTGCTGTCCGCCGGCGCGGACCTGCTCGACGGGCTCGGCCTGCGGTGGTGGCTGTCGGCCGGGACTGCGCTGGGGGTGGTGCGTGACGGGGCGCTGATCCCGCACGACACCGACCTGGACGTGGGTGTGCTGGACGACCCGCCCGGGGTGCTGGACCGGGTGCATCTGACGTTCGCGGCCGCCGGCTGGTCGTCGGTGCGGACGATGCCGTACCAGGCCGCCTACTCCAGCCGGGGTGTGATCCTGGACGTCTACGCCTACCGCCGAGACGGCGACCAGCTGGTGGCGGACACCGAATGCGGCCGCCTGGCCAAGCCGGCGCGGCTGTTCGACCCGCTGACGTGGCTGCCGTTCGCCGGGCGGCTGTACCCGCTGCCGACGCCACCGGATGAGTACCTGCAGGTGCGCTACGGCCCCGGCTGGCGCACCCCGGCCGCGGCGAAGGGGCCGTGGCAGCACGAGACGGCCGCGCTGCAGCGGTGATCTCCTGGATTGTGGCCAGCCACCGGCCTAAGGTGCTGGCCGCCAACCTGGCCGCGACGCTGCAGCTGCAGGGCGGCGACCAGCTCGTGGTGGTCAGCGACGCGCCGTCGATCGCCGCGGCGTACAACGAGGGCCAGCGACGCGCCACGCAGGCGATCCGCTGCTACGTGCACCACGATGTGCAGCTGTTGGACCCGGTGCGGCTGCGGGCGCAGCTGGTGCGGGAGTGCCGGCCGGCTGTGGGCATGGTGGGCGTGGTGGGCTCGCGGGACCTGGTGGTGCCGTGGTGGGAGGGTGACCGCCGCGGCTCGGTCGTGGACTCCCGGCTGGGTCTGCTGAGCTTCGGCCCCGGTGGTCCGTGCGCGGTGCTGGACGGCCTGCTGTTGGCGACGGTCCACGACGTGGAGTGGGATGAGGGCTATCCCGGGTGGCACCTGTACGACCATGACGTGTGCGCCCAGATGCTGGCCGCCGGGCTGCGCAACGAGTGCCTCAGCGGCGGGGCGGGGATGGTGCTGCACAACACGTCCGGGCCGGTGAGCGTCACGCGGCTGCCTGGATGGGACCAGGGTGTGGCGAGGTGGCGGGAGAAGTGGTGCGGGGCGAACGCTGGCTGACGGCGCTGGCCGATCCGGACCTCGGTGGCGTGCGGTACGCGGCGCAGGTGCGCCGTCGGCGCCGCGGTCGGCCGGCGGACCTTCGGGGGATAAGGAGCGTGGCCGTCTATGGCTGACGGGATCCGTATCCAGCCGCAGCCGGCGCGGCTGCGTGCCGAGGGGATCGGCTCGGTAGCCGGCCGACTGTTCATTGTCCGGGACGTGACGCGTCCGCTGCTACCGCCACGGCCGACGTGTTCGACATGCGGGGTTCCGCACGACTGCAAGACCTACCACCTGCAGCTTGACGGCCAGGGCGCGGTCATCGTGTCCACGGCCGTCTGGGCCAACATGCAGCGGCTGTACGACCACGGTGGTTTCGAGCCGGTGAACGTGGTGGCCGAGCCGCCCGCGCAGGGGCTGACGCTGCCGCCGGCCCAGCTGCAGATCAAACCGACACCGATGTAGGAGGGGCGCCATGGCGACCGTCGTCCATACCAACTGGCTGCAGCTCATGCTGGGCGCCACCGGAACCGGCGCCGTGCCGGACTTCGACGCCGACAACATCGACGCGTCGCTGCTGGACGAAACCGACTCCGGCTCGATCACCGCCGCCACCGTGGACTACGACGAGGTGGACACGGCGACGGTGGTGGCCACCGAGGATGTGAGCGTGGCGTCCATCTCCGGCGGGGTGGTGACCCTGTCCGGGGCGGTCACGTTCAGCGCGGTGACCGGTGACGCGGCCGACTACCTGACGGTGTTCAAGAACTCCGGCACGCCGGGCACGTCGCCGCTGATCATCACCTGGGACTCGGCCAGCACCGGCCTGCCGGTGACCCCGAACGGCGGGGACATCACCGCCACGTGGGGCTCCAACATCCTGGTCACCCTCTCCTAGGGGCAGTCGATGGCGGCGACACCGACGCTGCTCACGTCGGGCACGTCCACCAGCGACCCGGCCACCACGGCGTCGGTGTCGCCCACGTCTGGCCGGCTGCTGCAGCTGATCGTCATCACCTGCCGGGACAGCTCCGCCATCACGACCACCCACCTGAGCGTGTCCGGGCTTGGCGCGACGTGGGACTTGGTCCAGTTCCTGCAGTACGGCACCCGCCGCGGGATCTGGGTGTTCGCTTGCGAGTCCGACGGCACAAGCGGAACGATCGGGCTGGACTACGTCGGTCCCAACCCGGGCAGCTTCACGGAGCATGGCTGGGCGTTGGTGGAGTGGTCCGGCCAGGTGGCCGGCAACAACGGCGCCGACGCGCTGGGGACGCCGGTCACCGGCGGCACCGTCTTCGACACGGTGGCCACGCTGGGCTCGGTCGGCACACTGTCCGATGGGGACGCCGTGTCGGCGGTGTTTGGGATCGAATCCGACGGGCAGGCCGGGGCGATCACAGGCTACGCCGAGCTGCTTGACCAGGTCGGCAGCAACGACAACTTCCGGCAGATGCTGGTCGGCTGGGATGACACCGACGTCACGGCCAGCGCCACGTGGACCGGGGCGTCCAGCGCCGGGGGTGTCGCGGTCCGGATCATCGCCGGGACCGCCGGCCAGGCGGTGACCCCGGCCGCGGTCACCGTAACTGCCACATCGGGCACGCTGGCCATCACCACCGGGGCGGTGGGCATCACGCCGCCGCCAGTCACCGTCACCGCCACGTCGGGCGCGCTGGCGTTGGCGGTTGACGTTGCTCCGGCCGGTCCGACGGTCACCGCCACGCCGGGGTCGCTGGCCATCACCACCACGGCCGCCATCGCCCCGGACGGGGCCGAGGTCACCGTCTCACCCGGCACGGTCCAGGTTGCGGCCGGCGGCTCCACCCAGGACGTCACCCCCGCCGCGGTTACGGTCACGGCGGGTGCGGCCACGCTCAGCCTGGTGGTGGACCTGCCACTGGCCGGCCAGCAGGTGACGGTCACGGCAGGGATGCTGGCCATCATCCAGGGCCAAACCCTCTCACTCACCGGCGCCGCAGCGAGTGTCACCCCGGCCGGGGTGACCGTGTCGAGCGGGGCGACCGCCGTTGTCCCCGCCGCGGTCACGGTCACGGCATCGGCTGGCAGTCTCAGCCTGGCCGTCGTAGTAACCCCCGACCCGGCGGCGGTCACCACCACCGCCGGCTCGGTCACGCTCACGCTGGACGTTCCGCTGACCGGCGGGCAAGTCAGCGTGAGCGCCGGTACGGCAACCGTCGGGCACGGTCGGGTCATCCAGCCGGCCGCGGTGGTCGTGACCACATCCGCCGGCACGCTGACGGTCTCGGTCGGTGAGGGCGTGTTTGCGCTACCGGTCACCGCCACCGGCACGTCCGTGTCCGCGGTCACCGCCGGCCGTACATCAGCCGCGACGGTCACCGCCGCCGCTCAGTCCACCGCAACCGTGACGGAGGTGTGATGGGCGCCAACGTGTTCTTCGCGTCAGCTTCCGAGCTGGCCACGTTGACCAACACCTTCAGCGTGGACGATGTACCGACGGACCCGACCACCATCAGCCTGGTCATCACCGACCCGGAGAACACCAGCACCACGTACACCTTCGCCGACACCGAGATCACCCGCACCAGCGCCGGTGTGTACACGAAGGACATCACGTGCAGCATCGCCGGCACGTGGACCTACCGGTGGGTGGGCACCGGCGACGTGGTCAAAACCGAGGCCGGCACCTGGGACGTACTGGACGTCACGCTCGGTCGGTTGTACGCCACGGTGAGCGCGCTCAAGTCGCGGCTGGGGATCGGGGTCGACGCCCCCGACACCCGGGACGACTTCGAGCTGCACACGGTGTGTTTCGCGGCGAGCCGGATGGTGGAGCACTACACCCAGAGGATCTTCTGGCGCACGGTGCCCGCGACCGTGCGGACGCTGGTCCCGACCAGCCCGTACTGTCTCCGGCTCGGTCCGTTCGGCGACCTGGTGTCAGTGTCCGCGCTGGCGACCGACCCCAGCGGCGGCGGCACCTTCGGGACCGCGTGGGCCACCGGCGACTACCAGCTGTGGCCGGTCAACCCGTCCGCCGCCCCGGAGACCCGGCCGTACACGCAGATCCGGGCTATCGGCGGCAGGACGTTCCCGCAGCCGTACGCGGCCTCGGGCCGGGCCGACCGGGTCCAGGTGACCGGCGTGTGGGGGTGGCCGGCGGTGCCGTACAGCGTGCGCCAGTCAGCGCTGATCACCGCGGCTGAGCTGTTCCGGTCCAAGTCCACATTCGAGGCGCAGGCCGGGTACGACGAGATGGCACAGTTCGTCCTACGCCGCAACCCGTTCGCGCTGGACCTGATCAAACCGTACCGGCTTACCCCGGTGCTGATGGCGTAATGACCGGACAGTTCTCCGTGGTACAGCCACGGCCCGTGTAGTCGTGAAAGTCCATACACGCCGAGCAGCCAGCACAGACCGGACAGGGTATTGCCCGGCAGGTACGTGCAACGTCGACATCGAAGTAGCCATCGATAATCAGCGTCGCGTCAGGGAGTCGGTCATAGTCCACCTCCCCATTGAATCACGAGAGAGGGGCAGTGGTGGCCACCATCGCGCAGATCCGCGACGGGATCAAGGCCCGGCTGGACACCATCGCCGGGCTGAGGGCGCACGCCACCATGCCGGACGTCCTCAACGCACCGGCGGCCGTGGTCTACCGCCGCAGCACCACGTTCGACTCCAGCATGGACGGCGACAGTGACGACCTGACCTGCGCGGTCACGGTGATGGTGGAGTACACCGGGGAGCGGATCGCACAGACCGCGCTGGACACCTACCTCGGCCGCTCCGGTGCCAACTCGGTCCGGGCCGCGCTGGCCGGTGACCCGACCCTCGACGGGATAGTGGACTACGCCGAGGTGGTCTCGGCCGAGCGGGACCGCATCGTGGAGTGGGCCGGCATCAAGTATCTGGCCGCTGATCTCGTGGTCCAGGTGGGCTGAATGCGGTTCGTCGTCTGCCACCCCGGGCCGGCGTTCTCGGTGCACGATGTCTACGTAGGATGGTCGGAGACGCTGGTTGAGCTGGGGCACAAGGTGGTCCCGTTCAACCTTGAGGACCGGCTGACGTTCTACGACAGCGCGTTCTTCAACGTCGCGGAAGGCACGTTCCGCAAGGCGCTGCCGCAGGAACAGGCCGTCGAGCTGGCCGTGAACGGCCTGTACGCGACGCTCTACAAGATACGGCCGGACGTGCTGCTGGTGGTGTCCGCGTTCCTGGTGCCGGCTGAGCTGCTGGACCTGGCGCGGCGGTCCGGCACCCGCGTGGTGGTGGTGCACACCGAGGCGCCCTACGAGGACACCCGCCAACTGGACGTGGCGGCACATGCCACCCTGAACATCCTGAACGACCCGGTGAGCATCGACCGGTACCGGGCGGTGGCGCCGGCGTTCTACCTGCCACACGCCTACCGGCCGCTGGTGCACTGCCCGGGCCCGGCCGAGCCGGACCTGGCCGCGGACCTGGCGTTCGTCGGCACTGGATTCGAGTCGCGGATCGCCTTCTTCGAGGCGATGGACCTGGCCGGCATTGACCTGCTGCTGGCCGGCAACTGGCAGCGGCTGACCGAGGGCTCGCCGCTGCGCAAGCACGTCGGGCACGACACCGCCGAGTGCCTGGACAACGTGGACGCGGTGCGGATCTACCGCAGCGCCAAGCTCGGGCTGAACCTCTACCGGCAGGAGACCGACGACGGGGACAGCGCGGCCGGCTGGGCGATGGGACCCCGCGAGGTGGAGATGGCCGCCGTGGGTCTGCCGTTCCTGCGGCAGCCACGTGGCGAGGGTGACGTGGTGCTGCCGATGCTGCCGACGTTCAGCTCACCGGCCGAGGCGGGCGAGCTGGCGCGGTGGTGGCTGGCCGACGGGGGCCGGCGTGCCAAGGCGGCCGAACAGGCCAGGCGTGCGGTCGCCGACCGTACTTTCAGGAGTAACGCCGTGCGGCTGATGCAGCTGTTAGACTAAGTGGACAGGTAAGGGTGGCCCCGCGCAGGTGGCAACTGCCGGGGCCGTGGCCGACACTTCTTGGAGAGTGCCGACATGGCAGAGCCTACTTGCATCGTCCAGGATTGCAACAACCCCACGCTGGCTCGCGGGTGGTGCAGTACTCATTACCAGCGTTGGTGGAAGCACGGCGACCCGACCTTCAAGAAGAAGCGCCGACGCAAGCGGGTGCACCCGAAGGACGGATACGTAAGGGTGTACGTCGGTGACGAACGGGTGCTTGAGCACCGCCACGTTTTGGAGTGCCACCTCGGAAGGCCGTTGCTACGCGAGGAGACCGTGCATCACGTCAACGGGATCCGGGACGACAACCGCATTGAGAACCTTGAGCTATGGGTTGGCTGGGGCAAGCAGCCTAAGGGCCAGCGTGTGGCTGACCTGATCGACTTCGTTGTCCGGAACTATGCAACACAGGTCGCGACGGCAGTGAAGCAACAGACAAAGGCGCGGAAGCGCACGGCTGAGCAGCACCCAGCGCTGTGGTGAGAAAGAGAGATAGATATGTCTAGAATACACGGTCGACGCGGCAGGGTGTACATGGCACTTGCCAGCGGTGGCACCGCGCAGCCGATCGCGTTCCTGAGCAGCTACTCGATCAACTTCGCCACCGAGAAGGCGGAGGTCACGGCGTTCGGCGACGACAACAAGGTGTATGTGTCCGGCCTGCCCGACGCCAGTGGTGAGTTCGCCGGGTTCTACGACGACGCGACGGTGCAGACCTACACCGCCGCGCTGGACGGGGTGAAGCGGAAGTTCTACCTTTACCCGGACAACAGCAGCAACGGCAAGTACTGGCACGGGGAGATCCTGCCGGACTTCTCGGTGAACGGGGCCGTCAACGGCGCGGTGCAGATCACCTCGTCGTGGAACGCTTCGAGTCCCATCGTCAAGGTGGGCTAGTGGGCATCGAGGTCCGCAACGTCGAAGTGCTGGAGCGGGCCGGCCGGGCGTTGCGTGGCGCGGACAAGCACTTCCGGCGGGAGCTGTTCCGTGGGCTGAACACCGCGTCCAAGCCGCTTCGTGAGGCGGTCCAGGAGTCCATCCCGGACTACATGCCGAACCGTGGCGGCTACGCCAAGACGCTGCAGGCCTCCCACAGTCCGCGGACGCAGGTCAAGACCGGCGGCCGTGACCCGTCCATCCGCATCATCAGCCGCACCAAGGGCGGGGTGAAGCGGAAGGTGAAGGCGCTGGAGGCCGGCAAGCTGAGCCACCCGGTGTTCGGCAACCGGCGGGTGTGGCGCACCCAGTCTGTCAAGCCCGGCTTCTTCACCGAGCCCATGATGGACAAGGCTGACGACGTGCGGGACGAGATGGTGGACGCGATCGGCCGGGTCCAGGACCGGATCAGGGCGGAGATACCCGGATGATGCGCTTCGAGTTCCGGTTCACCCCGCCGGACCGGGAGCGGTACGGGGACGGCACCTACGGCCTGGACGTGTCTCCCGACGGGCTGGGCAAGGTGCCCCTGGGGCTGCTGGAGCGCTTCGAGGACAGCACCGGCATGAAGGTGTTAGGCGACTGGCTGGACCGGCTGGGAACCAACGACCTGCGGGCGATGAGGGCCTACCTGTGGCTGTCGCGGCTGGTGGCCGAGCCGGGCTGGGCGGTCGCGTTCGACGACTTCGAGCCGAACGTGATCGGCACGGTCACCGGTCCCGACTTCCGGTATATCCAGGACGCGGAGGGAAAACCGACGCGGCGGGCTCCGAAGAAGACGGCGTCCCGGAGTCGCTCCGGGAGCTCCTCGCCGGCGGCCCGCCGCCGTGGCTCCGAGAGCTGATCGCCTCCTACGACATCGCCATGGAGAACGCTTTCCGGCTGCATCCGTGGGACATCCGCCGGTTGACGTTCGACGAGTTCCGCCGGCGGGCGGAGTACCTGATCGAGTTGGCCGAGGCGCGCAGGGAGGGTGAGAGATGACCCAACCGCTGGCGTTCGACATCATCGCCCGCGACCGGGCGAGCCAGACCACCCAGCGCATCGGCAAGGGGTTCAGCAACCTGGGCGCCACGACGAAGGGCATCTTCGCCGGGATGGGTGCGGCGGTCGGCTTCTTCGCGCTGAACCAGCTCAGCAACGCCGCCCGGGCCGTCAAGGACTTCGTGGCTGACGGCATTCGCCAGTTCGCCGAGTTCGACCGTGGTATGCGTGAGGTGTGGACGCTGCTGCCGGACCTGTCCGCCAGCGCGTTCAAGGATCTGTCGGGTGACGTCCGCGGTTTCGTGACCGAGATGGGAATCGCGCACTCGGAGGCCGTGCCGGCGCTGTACCAGGCCATTTCGGCCGGTGTTCCGCAGGACAACGTCTTCGACTTCCTCACCACGGCCGCCAAGTTCTCCATCGGTGGGGTTACCTCGCTGGAGACCGCGGTCGATGGCCTGACCAGCGTTACCAACGCCTACGGGCGCGAGCTGCTGTCGGCGCAGGAAGCCAGCGACATCTTCTTCACCACCGTCCGACTTGGAAAGACGAACGCTCAGCAGCTGTCGGCGTCGCTGTTCCAGGTGATCCCCACCGCCGCGTCGCTGGGCATCTCGTTCCAGTCGGTGGGTGCCGCGCTCGCGGCCATCACGGCGCAGGGCGTGCCCACCACCGTGGCCACGACCCAGTTGCGGCAGCTGTTTGTCGAGTTGAACAAGGAGGGCGGCAAGACCGCCAGCACGTTCGATGACCTGGCCGGCAAGTCGTTCGCCAACTTCATCCGCGACGGTGGCTCGGTACAGGGCGCGCTGAAGCTGATGGCCGAGCACGCCAAGGACAGCGGCACCAGCTTGTCGAACCTGTTCGGCTCGGTCGAGGCGGGTAACGCGGCGCTGGCGCTGACCAGCAAGTCCGGCGCGAAGGCGTTCAACGGCGCCCTCGGTGAGATGCAGGACAGCGCCGGGGCGACCGATGAGGCGTTCGCCAAGATGGAGGGTGGCGTCGGCCGGTCCTGGGACAAGCTCAAGGTGCGGATCGACGACTTCAAGATCGGCATCGGTGAGAAGCTGGCGCCGCATATCGAGCGTGTCCTGAACTGGCTCGGTGACATCGCCGCTGAGAACAAGGAGCTTGGCGAGAGCTTCGAGGAGCTGGGCGCGACCGCCGAGGACTCGTTCGGCGGCAAGGTGGTGCCGGCGCTGGAGGAGTTCGCCGCCGCGGTCTCCGAGATGACGCAGCAGAACAAGGGGTCGCTCAAGGAACTAACCCGGGCGACCGCGGTCGCGACCAAGATGCAGATCAACGCCTGGGTGGGCTTCGGTCACGTCCTGGTCGGCACCAAGGACATCACTGTCATCGCGCTGCGGGCGATGACGAACGCGGTGCTGTCCTGGGTGGAGTTCTTTGTCGGGGCCGCGGCCAAGGCGTTTGGCTGGGTTCCCGGGCTGGGGGGCAAGCTGCGCAAGGCCCGTGACGACGTGCGCCGGTTCCGGGACGACGTGAACCGGTTCCTGCGGGGCATCCAGTCCCGGAAGACCATCAACGTGGTGACGCAGTTCTCAACCACGGGCACGCCACCGCCGGGCTACGCCGGTGGTGCGACCCGGACGTTCATGCAGCACGGCGGGCCGGTGGTGGGACCGACCGGGATAGACAAGGTACCGGCGATGCTGACCGCCGGAGAGTTCGTGGTGAACCGGGCGGCTGCTGCGGCTAACGACTCGCTGCTGCGCGCCATCAACGGTGGCGGGGGTTCGGCGACCAACGTCACCCTGAGCCAGTCGTTCAGCTCGTCGGGCCGGCGCGCTGAGGACTTCGTGATCGAGACGGTGCGCCGGGGGTTGCGGACCAACTCGGGGTTCCGGCGCGAGCTGGCGGCGGTGTGAGCTACCCGCTCTGGTCCAGCTCGGACAGGCGGACGTTGACGTCTTCCATGAACCGGACGGCGGCCTCGATGACGCCGGTCATCAGCAGGACTAGGAACACCACCAGCAGCACCGCGCCGATGGCCAGGGCGGCGAAGGTCTGGCGGGTGGCCGGGTCATTGGGGATGAGGGTGATGCGCATGACGGTCAGGATGTGGCCGGTGGCTGACCGTCGCCACCCGCTCCGCCGGGTTGACCGCATACCGCGTACTCCGGCATACCGGGCGGCTGCCTGATGGCGGGCGAGCTGGTCGACCGGACCGCCGAGCTGTCGTACGACGACGGCACCGGCGCGGCCTGGCATGACGTGTCCGCCGACGCGCTCAACCGCGACCCGGTGGTCATCACGCGGGGCATCGCGAACGAGGGCGGCAGCGCCGACCCCGGCCAGCTCGGGCTCAGCCTGTGGAACGGCACGTCCAACGTAGAGCCGAGCGTCTCCGGCCGGTACGCCCCGCGCAACCCGCGCTCCGACCTTCACGGCCTGATCGGGCCGAACACGCCGGTGCGACTGTCGGCCGGCCTGGTGGGCTCCGCGCAGACGGTGCGCATGGTAGGCGAGGCGGTGGCGTGGCCGACCCGCCGCGACGTGTCTGAAAGGGTCCGGTGGGTACCGTTCTCCGCGGCCGGTGTGCTGCGGCGGGTGGGCACCACCGCCGCGCCGATCCAGTCGGCGCTACGGCGCTACTTCCTGGCCATGGGCGACCGGCTGGTCGGCTACGTGCCGCTGGAGGACGGTGCCGACGTAGGCCGGACCGCCAACCTGGTGCCGGGGCAGACCGGCCCGCAGTACTTCACGACCCCGCCGGAGTTCGCCGCCGACGACACCCTCGCGGGGTCTCGGCCGTTGCCTGAGTGGCCGGTGCGTGACTATTTCGGCTGGTCCAGCGGCGGCAGTGTGGCGCCGCACGTCCCGCCGTGGGCGGTGTACGTTCTGTTTCGCGCGCCGGCCGGCTCGGGCGAGTGCTGGCTGTGCGAGTGGCAGACCGACGGCGAGGATACCGACTGGGCGCTCAAGATCAGCTCGGGTGGCAAGCTCCAGGTGGTCACGAACAACGACGCCGGCACCGGCGTCACGCACACGTCCACAGGGGCCAGCGTGGACGACGGGGAGTGGCAGCTCGGCGGGGTGGTGGCGCACCAGTCCGGCGGAACGCAGGTGGTGTACCTGCTGTCGCACGCCGGCGGGGTGGCCGCGGTGGAGGGGTTCGCCTCCGGTGCCGTGGTGGGCCGGGTGACGCGGATCCGCCCTCGGCCGATGTTCGCCTCACCGTCCGGCAAGGACCCGATCGGGCTCGGCCACGCCGTGGTGATGGCGGACCCGTTCGACGTGATCCTGAGGCGGACGCTGCTGGACCTGGCCGACAGTGCCGTCACGCCGCTGGACGGGTGGACGGGCGAGCCGGCGTTGGACCGCACGGACCGGCTGTGCCTGGCCGAAGGGGTGGACCTGTCCTCGGGCATGGTGGTCGCGGCGGACGAGTTCGGGCGGACGGAGTCCAGCGGCTGGGACGCAGCCGACGAGGGCGGCACCTGGTCCCACGACGGTGGCGACCTGGCCGACTACACCGTCACCCCGGGTGAGGCGCTGGTCGACATCGACACCCTCGACTCGGGCAGGCAGTCCACCCTGGCCGTGAACCAGCAGGACGTGGACGAGACGGTCCTGTTCCGCGCCACCGAGCTGGTGACCGGCACGGGTGGCGAGATGGCCGCCGTGGTGGTGGCGCGCGTGCTGGACGCGAGCAACCGGGTGAACTTCTCCACCAGGTGGTTTCCCAGCGGCGTGGTCACCGGGGCTATCTCGGTGGTGGTGGCGGGCACCCCCACGTTGCTGGCGCTGACGGCCGGCACGCAGGTGGCCTATGACGACACGACCGTGGTGGCGGTGCGGGCGCAGGCCCGCGGCAACCTGCTGCGGATGAAGCTGTGGGATGTGACCGCGCCGCAGCCGGCGCTGTGGTCGGTCCAGGCCACGGACAGCTCGTTGGTTGCCGGCGGTGCGGTCGGGGTGCGGGCTTCGCTGAACGCCTCGGCCACGAACACGCTGCCGGTGACGTTGGCGGTGCGTAGCTTCGCGGCGTCCACCGCGCCGGAGTCGGCGCCGCTGGGTCCGCAGCCGGTCGGCGAGTTCCTGGACGTGCTGGCGGACGCGGTGAAGGTGGAGGCGGCCGGCAGCCGCGCGCCGGTGCTGGTGGAGCGGCGGGAGGCGGCCGGTCTGCGGTTCAACCCGCTGGTGTCCCTGTATCTGCCGCGCACCGCGGACCTCACCCTGGACTGGGCCGAGGCGCACGTGTCGCCGCCGTTCGACGGCGAGCCGGATGACCTGGGCATGGCCAACGACGTGACGGCCAAACGGACCCGGGGCGGTAGCTACCGGGTGGTCATCCCGGATGGTCCACGCGGGACGGTGAAGGCCGGGACGGTGCCGCGGGAGGAAGACTACGGCACCATGTCCGACCTGCTGCTGCCGTCCATCGCTGGCTGGTGGGCGTGGCACGGCACGCACGATGAGGACCGGTATCCGAGCATAAGGATCAATGTCCGGTCGCTGTCGCTGCGTACGGACGGGGCGGCGCTGGTGGCCGCGGTCCAGGCGCTGGACCCGGGCGCGCTGGTCGTCATCGAGAACCCGCCGGACGACATGCCGGGCGAGCAGATCGAGCAGATCGTCCTGGGCGTCACCGAGACCATCACGGCCGACGAGTGGACGATCGACCTTCACACCACCGCCGCCCGGCCGTTCCTCGTCGCCAAGGTCGGTGACGCCACCTACGGGATCACCGGCTCGGACTCGACCACACTGGACGAGGCGCTGGACACCACCGAGACCGGGGTGGACGTGGACTGCGGCGCCGGCGCGGACTGGGTGCACGAGGGCACCGACTACGACATCCAGATCGGCGGGGAGCGGATGACGGTGACCGCGGTCGGCTCGGCCTCCGGCACCTTCCCTGCGCGTACGCAGACGCTGACGGTTACCCGCGGCGTCAACGGGATCGTGAAGTCGCACGCCACCGGGGCTCAGGTGCACATGTGGCACCGCACTGCGATCGGACCGTGGGGGTAGCATGGCGGGGACGCTCTATGTGGACGGACGTATCCCGGGGCAGCGGATCGCCACCACGGTGCGGACGTCCGACAGCTCCGCGTTCGTTTCCGAGACCGAGGTGGACTCGGTGACCGCCCCCCTTGTGTCCGGCCGTACCTACCGCATCAGGCACGTGGCGAAGTTCTCCACGGACTCGGCCGACACCCTGGTGGTCAGCCGTATCCGGGAGGACAGCGTCACCGGTACGGCCCTGTCCAACCACCAGACCAACATGGGCACCACAAGCGCCTTCGGCTTCACGCTTATCAACGAAGTGGAGTTCACCGCGACCGCGACCGCGAACAAGACGTTCTCGGCCACCGGTAACCGTAACGGCGGGTCCGGGAACATCACCGCCGAGGCGACCGCGACCGCGCCCACCTACCTGTACGTGGACTACGTGGAGGGGTGAGCTATGCGTCTGCTGTGGTTGCCTGACGTCCTGCGCGACGCGGGCCTGACCGTCCGGGAGTACGATGGGTGGCGCACCCGGGGTGTGGATTCGTGGGGTCCGCTGCGGGGTGTGGTGTGCCACGCCACCGCCGGGTCCCGCACATCCACGGATGCCGGGGAGACGCGGGTCCTGTGGGTCACCGGCAGCCTGTCCGCCCCGGCGCCGATCTCCCAGCTCTACCTGTCCCGCTCCGGCGAGTGGACGGTCGGCGCGTCCGGCCGCTGCAACCACGTGCTGGTCGGCGACAAAGGCCCGCACCGCGGTTTCGGCAACTCGTTCCTGATCGGCATCGAGGCGCAGAACGACAACCGGGGCGAGCCGTGGCCGGCGGCGCAGCTGCGCTCGTACGAGCGGGGAGTGGCGGCGATCTGCCGGCGAATGGGCTGGCCGGCGTCGGTGGTGGTGGCGCACCGCGAGCACCAGAGCGGCAAGTCCGACCCGCTCGGCATCGACATGACCGACTTCCGCCGCACCGTGGCGGAGCTGATCGAGGGAGACGAAGTGGCCATCACCGACGAGGACGTGGAACGTATCCGGCGCGCGATCTTCCAGACGCCGATGGACGTCCCCGGCGGAGGCGGCGAGGACGTGCCGTTCTTCACAGCCGTCAGGTTCGCCGCCGGGCGGGTGCTCCAGACCAAGGTGGCGGCCTACGCCACCCGGGACGCGACGGAGGCGCTGCTGGCGCGGGCCGACGGGCTGGACACCGCCGCAGTGCTGGCCCGCATAGAGCAGCGCTCCGCCGAGGATGCCGCCCGCGATGCCGCGGTGCAGGAGGCGCTGGACGCGGCAGCGGCGGAGCGGCAGGCGATCCTGGATCTGGTCGCGCAGGCCGGCTCCGGTGAGCGGGACGCGGTGGCGGTGGTCGACGAGATCGGCCGCCGGCTGGCCGGTCTCGGCCAGTCGCCGGCCTGATGCTTGCCGACCTGCTGCCGGTCGCGGCCGAGGCCGGGCTGCTGGGCATCGTCGCCACCATCTTCGGCATGCTCCACCGGTCCGCCGTCACCGCCTACAAGCAGCAGACCGCCGACTGGCGGGAGACCGCCCGGCTGGAACGGCAGGCCCACGAGCAGACCCGCCAGCAGCTGATGCACGTCCTGGCGCCGCTGCGCACCACGGCCGGGAACGCGTCGTGATGGGCTGGCTGCGGCGGCACCGGCGAGGCAACGGCCGGGCGGCGCAGGCTGCCCGGCGGGACGCCCAGCGGCGGCTCGACGAGACGCGCCGCCGGCAGCCGGAGGTGGACCGGGCACACGACCGGCTGGCCCGGTGGGTGGACCAGGCGCTGGGGGGCCGCGCGTGATCGGCGTGGTGGTGGCCGAGCTGGCGCTGCTGGTGGCGCTGCTGCTGGCGTTCGTGGCCGGCTACTCCCGCGGCCCGTGGCGGGCCACCCCGGTGGGCCGGCACCTGATGGCGATGGCGGGGGTGAGCCTGGCGGAGGCGCTGGGGCTGCTGGTGCTGGCCACCGGCCACGCGCCGCCGCTGTGGGTGTACGTGGTGGTGTACGGGGCGGCGGACGCGGTGGTGGTGGGATGGCTGGTGCTGCTGTGGCGTGCCCGGCGTGGTGCCGTGCACGGAGAGGAGTGACTATGGACGCGCAGATGCCGGACCCGGAGAGCCGAGAACCGCTGGCGAAGCCGGCGCTGTGGACCGCCGCGGCGACGTTCGCGGTGGACGTCGTGGTGGGGTACGGCCTGCCGGTCCCCGACAGGGCCGCGATCGGGATCATCGGCCTGGTGACTCTTGCCGGTCCGCTGCTGGTGTGGTGGTGGGGCCGGCGCCGGGCCTGGAGCGGCGCCACGGTGGCTGACATGGTGACCCGGCCGGCCGAGCGGCAGTGAAGGCGCTGCTGGCCCGGTTCTGGCGCTCGCTGCGCCGCGACCCGGCCACCCGGTGGCGCACCGGGTTCCTGACGCTCACCGCGCTGGTGATCGGGCTGGAGCTGCGGGCCGCCACGGACGGCTCGCCGGCGACGGATCCGTGGACCGACCTGGTCGTGCGGCACGTACCGTGGGAGGTGACCGCTGCGGTCATCGGCGCGCTGGCTCTTTGGTTACCTGCCCACTTCGGGATCCGGTACTGGCGGCGGCACCGGGCGGCGCGGGAGTAGAGACGTCCCACCCTCGGGGGGTGGGTCGGTGGTTGGCGGGGTGATAGCGGCTCGGCCGGGGTGGTGGCCCCGGCCGGGCCGCTCTTTGTCGCGCCTACGTGGCGCCGGTCATCCGCCGCCGGACCAGCCACCACCAGCACGCCGCCGCGTACCAGCAGGCGAAGTACAGCCACACCCCGGCCGCCACCTGGACCGCCCCGGCCCACGGCGACGGCAGCCGGCCGGTAGCCCACCCGAGCGGCCACCACGTCACCGCGCCCACCGCCGCCGCGGCGAGTAGCCCGAAGGCCACCGGGGTCCGGCGGGGCAGCGGCCCGTACCAGCGCCACGCCAACGCGGACAGCAGCGGCCGGCCGGCCATCCAGCCCAGCGCACGCAGCGCGAGGTCGTGGACCCGCTCCGGGTCGCCCCGGGCTGCGGCGTACAACACTGGCCGGACCAGCCGCTCGTAGATCACGGCAGGCAGTCGGGGCAGGGGCGGGCCATCAGGACTCCGGCCCGCCAGCCACGAACACCGTGCCCAGCTCGTCGTCGGCGAACGCGCCGGTCTCGCCAGCGGCCAGCGACCGGGCGTGCTCGGCGGAGGTCGCCGGGCGGATCTCCCGGCCGGTGTCGTAGGCGGTCAAGATCCCCCAGTCGGTGTCGCCGGGGTCGATCGCCGGGTGCTGCGAGAAGTCGTAGTTGCCGTTGCGCTCCAGGCCCCGCAGTTCGTCGGCGCCGAAGTTCTCGAAGTCGGCCACGTCCTGCGCGTCGGCCGGGTTGTACTTCCAGCCGCCCATGCTGATCGGGGTGGAGGCGGACTCAGGGCTCTGCGTGTTCATCAAGATCAACCTTTCGGGTGGTGGGGGTGGTGGTGTCTGCCAGTCTGGCCGACTCGGCAGGGCTCCGGTGTCCCGGAGCCCCCACCGGGCTGGTCAGCGGGCTGGGCCTAGCAGGTGCTCGCCGGGCAGCAGCGGCCACCCGTCCAGATGGGTACGCTCCGGGGTCGGTTCCGGCAGGGCGTCGAGCTGGTCGCTGAGCCGGCGGCAGATCGCTTCCTGCCGCGCGGCCAGGGCGGACTGTCCGGCCTCCACTGCCAGGTTCCGGATCTCCTCGTTGTCGTTGAGCTGCTTACGGATCCTGTCCCTCTGGGTCATTTCCTGTCCCTCTCTCTCGCTCATGTCTCTACTGTACACCGCGCGGTGCGCGGTCACAAGCCCAATGGGAGGGATGTGACATGACTCACACCGCGCGGTGTACAGTCCGGACGCGCCTACCGGGCGGTGTACGGTCAAGCCATGAAAGAGCTGATCGGCAACGAGGCGGCGGCCGAGTACGTCGGCGTCTCGGCCAACACGTGGCGGCCGTACGTCGCGCGCGGCCACGCCCCCCCGCCCGACCGCCGGGAGATCAAGGGTGGCCACGCCGTGCCGGTGTGGCGCAAGAGCACCCTGGACCGGTGGATGCGGGACCGGCCGGGGCCGGGCGCGCGAACTGATCTTGATCGGAGTACGAAGTGATCACCCCGACCACACCCGAGGGCCTGGCCCAGTACGACCACCTGCCTCCGCTGTCCGCGATCATGGCCGCGTGGACCCGCCCCGGCCGGCGCCCGGACTGGCACGCCCGGGCGCAGCAGGCCGCCCGCGCGGCCATGCCGCACGTCACCGACCACCTGGACGCCGGCAACGCGCAACGGGCGGTGACCCGGTGGATGGACAGCACGTTCATGCCCAACCTGACCGGCAGGCAGCGGGACAACCTGCGCGAGGCCATGCCGGTGCTGGTCCGCGCGCTGAGTCGGGCGGTGGCCGAGCGGCGGGAGGAGGCATCATGACCCTGACCGAGTTCCTGGCCGCACGGCTGGACGAGGACGAGCGGGTAGCACATGAGGCCGCCGAGTCAGACGCGATGACGTCCAAGCCGTCAACGCCACCGACGCGGAAGTGGACCCACATCGCCCGCCACGACCCGGCGCGGGTGCTGGCCGAGGTGGAGGCCAAGCGGCGCATCGTGGAGATGGGCGCCAGCTACGTGCCAGAGCTGGAGCACGGCGACAACGGTGAGTGGGCGCTCGACGCGACGCTGCGCCTGCTCGCCCTGCCCTACGCCGACCACCCGGACTACCGGCAGGAGTGGCGCCCCTGAGCTACGCCGGCCGCTCCGGGTCCCGCTCGGCGAGGTAGCTCTCCAGCGCGGCCAGCACCAACCCGGACACGGGCATCCGGTGACGGCGGGCGTACCGCTCTGCCCGCTCCCAGAGCGGCAGGTCCGCCTCGCGTACGTAGATCGCCGTAGCCTTTCCCATCTCTCCTAAGATCATGCTACGAAGGTCTTCACATGTCTTCGGATACGCGATACCGTGCCCGGTACCGGCCCGGGTGGCGGCCTCGGGCAGAGGGGGACGCCCGGGCCGGTGTCTCAAGGTGAACCCCGGCCGTCGTAGCGTCCAGCGCGTGGCGGCCGGGCGCCAACCCCCGGAGGTGCCCGTGGAACCGGTCGAGCCCGTCACCGACCTGGACGACCTGCAGGTGGCGCTGGTGGCCCGTGCGGCCGGTCAGCGGGTCGAGGTGGTCGACCCCCGCTGCGGGCTGGTGCTGCTGTCGCTGTCCCCGGCGCAGGCCCTGCAGCTGGTCCAGCGGGTCCAGCGGAGGCGCTGCGGGCGCCGTGGGACGACTCCGCCGGGTGGGTGTCCGGCGCCGGGGCGCGTAACCAGCCGATCGTGTGACTCGTTGATCCGGCGGGACGGGATCTCGCGGGGGAGATGGGGAGCCCCTCATGCGCGTCGTCCTCTACGTGCCCGCCGGCCTGGAGCTGGCAACGATCGCGGCCCTGGCCGAGCAGTGCGACCGCCGCGGCTGGCGCGCCGTCTCCTACACCCGGTCCTGGCCGGAGCTGGTGCGGCTGCTGGCTGACGGACACCGCGACCTGGGGGTGGTGGCGACCCGGGCGCACCTGAACCCGGCTCGGCTGCCCCGGCTGGTGGTGCTGGACGAGGAGCCGGCGGACCCGCAGCGTCCCCGCTGGCGGCGGTGACCTCCGGCAGCGCCAGCACCGCCGCCCGCCGGGCCCGGTCGCTGACGGCCGTGTAGATGGCGGTGGTGGCCGGGGAGGCGTGGCCGAGCAGTTCCTGGGTGACGCGGATGTCGCCGGTGGCTGCCTGCCACCAGGTGCCGGCCCAGTGGCGCAGCCGGTGCGCGGTCACCCCGGGCAGCCCGGCGTCCCGGCCGGCCCGGGAGACCATCCTCGAGACGTGCTTGGCGGTGACCCCGGCGACCGGACCGGGTGGCAGCCCGGCCAGTGCCTGCCACAGCCGCGGGTGGGTGGGCACCGCCCGCTGCCGGTCGCCTTTGCCGTGCAGCCGGATCACCTGCTCGTCGACGTCCTCGCGGCGCAGGGTGGCGATCTCGCAGCAGCGCAGCCCGGCGTAGGCGGCCAGCAGGCACCAGGTCCGCGCCGGCTCCGCCGCGCGCTCGAGCAGGGTCGCCAGCTCGGCGTGGCTGACCGGCCGGGGCTCGCCGCGGCGGTGCCCCTTGGTGGCGACCTCGAGCATCGGGTTGACCGAGATCCGGTCTGTTCGTACGCACCACCGGTAGAACCCTCGCAGGCACACGGCCCGGCCGGCGCGGGAGTTGCGGGCGGGTACGGCGGCGATCCACTCGGCCAGCTCGTCGGGTGTGGCGAGCAGCCCGGCCGGCATCTGCCGGGCGGCGCGGCGCAGGGTGGTGGCGTAGGTCTGCAGGGTGGTGGCGGCCCTGCCGGCGAGTTCCAGGTGGCGTAGGTAGGCGGTGATGTGCGGGTGGTCCATCTGCTCATGGTGGGCGTCGGTGGTCACCGGGTCACTCCGGCGTGGGTCCAGGCTGGCCGGCCCGCGCGGGGGGGCCTGGCCGGTTTCGCGGTGGTGCGGACACGGTGGGGGTCGCCTGTTCGGCCGGCCGGTGTGGGCCGGGTGGCCGGCTGGGTCGAATACCTAATCTCCCGTTTGACCGGCGTCGGCAGCAGGTCGGCCACCTCGACGTCGAGCGCGTGGGCGATGCGCTCCAGGTCGTTGAGGCCGATCTCGGTGGTGCCGGTGAGCCGGTAGGAGACCCACGATCGGGACACGTGCAGCTTGGCTGCCAGGTCGCGGCCAGTGATGCGGTGCCGGGCGAGGATCGCCCGGATCTCCCCGGCCGCATAGTCGCTCAGCGTCTGGGCGTCATCCATGCCGTGATAGTCGCACAGAAACCGTGCATAGGTCTAGCCCTATGGGATGAGTCACCGGTCACCCGAACAGGTACAGTCTGCCGGCATTGTTCAGGCTGCACTTGACGCGGTCACGGATTCCGTGACACAGTCGCCACATGACCACCCTCGACACGGCAAGCCTGACCGAACGGGCGATCGCCGAGATCCGGGCCGAGCTTGGCCGCCAGAACATGACCCGGGCCGGCCTGGCTGACCGCCTCGGCGTCGAGCGGAACTGGATCCACTACCGGCTTTCCGGTGAGACCAGCCTCCGCGTAGACGACGTCGAGCGGATCGCCGCTGCGCTCGGGGTGCCGATTTCGCAGCTCCTGCCCACGGCCACCACGGACTCGCCCGCGACGGTGGGCGCCGGGGGCCGGGGAACCGGGGCCTCAGTACCTGCCGGCGACGGCCGGCAGGGAACAGGCCCCCAAGTACCCGGCCCAACCCGGACCGAGCCGACGCCGGGTGGTGCGTCGTGAGGATCACCACCACCTACGAGCAGGTCACGCACCAGGTGAAGCGGCGCGTGAAGTGCGACGGCGGATGCGGCCGCACGCTCACCCGGCAGAGCACCTTCACCGCCACCGTCAACCCGTTCAACAAGAACCCGGACGGCACGGTCCGCACCTACGCCGAGGTCCACCGCAACCTGGTGGCCGAGGCCGAGCGGTGGCAGCCGACCGCGACGTGCCGAGTGTGCTCCGACTGGCGCCGGCTGATCGGCGGTGCGTCGTGAGCGCCCGCAACCACCCCGGCCAGCCGGCGCCGCCGAAGCCGTGGGACGACCCGCCCGGCCTGCCACCGCAGCCCGGCCCGGTGACGTCGTGAGCCGCGCGGCGATGTACGTCTACGACCCGACCGGCGCCCCCGGCCTCGGCAGGTGCGTGATCTACGCCCACCGCCGCGCCGACGCCCGGTGGTACGTGGCCGACCTGCGCACCGGCCGGGAGACCTCCCACGCCACCCGCACCGAGGCGGCCGAGCGGCTGGTGGAGCTGGCCGCCGCCGACCCGGCGCTGACGCTCGGTGGTGTTCGGTCATGACCGAGAACAGCCTCACCTTCCCGTGCCCACTGTGCGGCGTGATCGTGACCGTCGTCGTGGACAACGTCAACGTCCAGGTCACCCCGCCCGATGCGGGCAAGGGACTGAAGCGCTCCACCATCGCGGCGACCGCCATCGGTGTGACCAACCACGTCCACGGCAGGAGCAACTCATGACCGCCGCCACCACGCCAACCCTGCTGACCGAGCAGGAGTACCAGGCCGCGCTCGCCGAGCTGGCCGACTACGAGAAGCGCATTGCCGAGTCCGATCGGCTGAGCCAGGCGGACAGCTTGGCCAAGGCCGAGATTCTCGACAAGCTCTACCGCGACCAGCGGTGGGTAGTCGAGCGCAATGCCGAGCGGACCGCGACGGCGAAGACTCCCCGGGGTGGCCGGCCGGTCGACCCGACCTCGCGGTCGCAGTTCTCCACCTGGGTACGCGGCCGGTATAACCGGATCGAGCCGCGTTTCGTCTATCGGCTACTGGACGCCCACGAGATCACGCGTAGTTATTTGGCCGGCGGCCAAATAACTCCCACCAGCGAGTGGCAGGTCCGGCCGCTGAAGGTGCTGACCAAGGTCGCCCATGGGTCCGGTGTCCGCATCCCCGAAGTGTGGGACCTCGCCTGCAAGCTGGCCGCCGACGGAGGCCGCACCCAGCCCACCACCGACGACGTGCGGCAGGGCATCGCCGAGTGGAAGCGGCTCCACCTCACCCAGACGCAGCAGCGCCACGAGCTGGCCGTGGACCGCGCCGAGATCAAGCGGCGCAAGGCCGAGGCCGCCTGGCATGAGCTGCTGAAGATCGGCGGCACCGAGCACATCAACGCCTTCCTGGACACCATCCGCAAGGACGTGGAGCGGTTCGAGGAGACGGGAGAGCGGCCGTGAGCTTCGAGGTACGTCTCAACCGTCAGGCCGGTCCCGCCGAGCCGGAGGATGACCAGCTCTACGTGGGCGGTTGCCGCTGCGGCGCCCGGTGGCAGGGCGAGGCGATCGCCCACTGCGCCACCTGCCACCTGACGTTCGCCTCGGCCACCGGGTTCGACGCCCACATGGACGGAAGGCGGGAACCACCACCCGGGTGCCGCACCGAGGCCGAGCTGCGCAAGCGCGGCCTGGAGCCGAACGAGAACGGCCACTGGCGCCGCCCGATGTCCGATGAGGCGCGTGGCCGAATCGGGGGCCTGCCGTGAGCCGGCACCACCCGGTGGACCCGTCCCGCCGCACCGGCAACACCGGCGGACGCGGGGACTACCAGCGCGGCCACGCCGACGCCGCAGCCCGGATGGGCGGCGGCGGGAGCCGGCGCGGCTGCCGGTGGCTGGGGCTGCTGCTGCTGCCGCTCGCCCCGCTGCTGGCGGTGGCCGTGGCGCTGGCCAAGCACCGCGACCAGTCCGGGCCGCTCGGCTCACGCCGTGACAACCCGAAGCACGCCGCCGGCGACTGGGACGCCGAGCGCGACACCCCACCCGAGCACCAGGGCGGGTGGCCGGGAGGCCGCCGCCCGCCGCTGCGGGACAACACTGAGGAGACCCGATGACCACCACCACCAACCCCACCGTGGCCGAGCGGGTGAACGCTGGCGCCACGTGGTTGGACCAGCGTGAGCCCGGCTGGGCCGACCGCATCGACCTCGACCAGCTGGACCTGGGGTCGGACTGCCGGTGCATCCTCGGTCAGCTCCACGACAACTACGGCGATGGCATCGATGCGCTGGGGATACATTTCCTGTCGGGCCAGACCATGCAGTTCGGCTTCAACGCCTGGAACCTCGGCGGCGGCGAGTTCGACGAGTTGACCGCCGCGTGGCGTGAGCTGATCAGCCAGCGCCGGGCCGGGCCGGACCACGGCGGCAGCCAGGCCTCCGGGGCCGCCTGGATCGCGGTGCTCATCTTCGCCGCGGTCCTGCTGGTGCTGTTCGGGAACTGGAGCTAGCGCCATGGCCGGAGTCACCGCGATTGCCTGGCGGCCGTTCAACTCCCTGGCCTACGTGCCCGGTGTGATGGCGCTGCTGCCGGACACGCCATGGAGTGCGGAGTGGACGCGGTACCGCCCGCTTCCGCTGGCGGCCGGCGAAATCTGTGACCCGTGCTGGATGACCCGCAAGGTGGTCACGACGGTCGGCCTGCGCCAGTGCCCGCATGGCGGTGCGCTGTGATCCGCCACGCGACCACCCCGGGCGACCGTGGCAGCCAGCTGGCCGGCGAGGGTTGGCGGTACTGCCGTGGCGGCCGGGTACGGCACCGGATCACCGATGGACTCGGTGTGGAGCGGGGCCGGGGCGGGGCGCGTTGCGGACTCTGGACCGAGTGGCTGGGAACCGGCAGCCAAGTCGAGTACGAGCTGCTGGCCAGCCTGCCGAAGTGCAGGCGGTGCGAGCCATGATCCGCCACCACATCCGCGTGTGGGTCACCGGACTGGACCGGTTCGGCCTGGCCGTCGGGACCGCCTGCGTCGTGGTCATGGTCGGCGGCTGGTGCCTGCTCGCCGTGGTCTGGTCGCACCTGATGGGCATCGCCGCGGTCAACGCCGCGGCGGTGGCGCTGATCCCGCTGTGGCTGGTCGGGTCCGCCCTGGTCGGAATGCTCTACCCACGTCCGGCGCCCCCTTCGCCTCGGCGCCGGGCCGCCCCCGCAGCGGCCCCCCGCTGCGCCGGGGCACCGGCATCCCGCCCCGTTCGACATGCGGGGCGGGGTGCCGGCCGGCACCGTGTCCGGCCGGCGGTGCAGCTGCCCGCGCACCAGCGACCGGCGGCCTACTGGCCCGGCCGCGCCGCGGTCGGCTACCTATGCCCGCCCGAACGCGAGACCGCCCCCGCCGGGCTGGAGCCGGCGGGGGCAGAGAGAGGTAACCCATGAGCATCCTAGCGCGCCCCCAGACCACGACCGGGGCTTGGACCACGGCCGACGTGCTACGCGTCATCGCCGACCGGGTCGGCGGCGACCAGCCGCCGACCCACGTGCAGGTCACTATCCAGCACCGCGAGGGGGACGTGGCGGCGGTGGAGCTGACCGCCAAGCAGGTCGCGATGCCGCTGCCCACCACCCGGCACGTCGGCGGGGTGTCCTGGCACCACACCAGCAAGTTGGACCGCGACGGCATGACCGTCATCGCGTTCTGCGCGGTGCAGGAGCCAGCGGCGGCGAAGCGGGACCGGCTGACCCGGGAGCTCGCCGAACTCGACGCGCAGATCGGAGCGGACCGTGGCTGAGAGCTACACGATGACCCAGGCCGACGTGGACGGCTGCCGGGAGATCCTGGCCGAGCTGGAGGGCATACAAGCCAAGACCGGCGGCTACGCAGTCGGCAGCGTGCAAGGGCACCGGAAGTCGGCCACCGCCACGGTCCACTACCGGCTGGAGGCAGGCCCGGCCGTCACCTCCGAAGCCATCGGGTTCGTGCTGGATAACGCCGACGTGTTCGGGGCTCTGGCCAGGAAGGTCATCGCCCACTTCGAGACCCACCCGGAGCAGATCGGGGGCGCGGACCATGGCTGAGCTGCACGCCAACATCGACGGCCAGATGGTGCCGCTGGCCCAGTGCGACTGGGTGTTCTCGCAGCCCTGCGGGTGCCCGTTCGGGGTGATGCTCGCGGTGCCGCCGGGGGATCCCCCCGCGGCCTACGCGGTCGAGGAGCAGGCGTGGCGGGAGTTCTTGCCACGCTCCCGGGCCCGGAAGGCGGCGAAGCTGCGCGGGGTGACCGCCCGGCTGGCCGTCCACGCCGACCTCGACGACGAGTTCTGGCAGCAGATGCGCGACGGCTGCACGTGCGCGGAAGGGGTGAACCGCAATGCGACTGGCTGACCGGCACGCCGGCGGGCTGGCCGCCGGCGTGGTCACCGACTGGCGTCACCGGGCGCTGTGCGCCGGCGCCGACGACCCGGAGCTGTGGTATCCCACCGGCGGCCAGTACGCCAGCGGCCCCGCCCGCGTCGCCTACAACCGGCAGGTCCAGGAAGCCAAAGCCGTCTGCCGCCGCTGCCCCGTGCGCGTGCAGTGCCTTGACTTCGCGCTGGAGCAGGGCATCGATGTCGGGATCTGGGGCGGCGCCACCGAGAACGAGCGGCGCAAGGTGCGCTACCCCAAGCCGGTGCGCGTCTGCCAGCAGTGCGGCATCAGCTACACCGGCCGTGGCGAGCAGTTCTGCTCCCACCAGTGCCACCACGCCGCCATGTCCGCCCGCACCGGCCCGTACGCGCCGGCCGACCACCGGCCGGAGTGCGGCACCCGCGCCGGCGGACGCCGGCACCGGAAACACGGCGAGCCGGTGGACGAGGCGTGCCGGCACGCCGAGAGCGCCTACCGGGCGCAACGTCGACAGGAGGCCAACGCGTGAACACACACCCCGTGCACACCACCATCTGGCTACTCATCGTCGCCGCGTTCGCGGCAGCCGCCCACACGATGGCACCCGGGCGGATCCGCCTGGCCGGCCCGTGGCGGGCCGCCCGCTGGGTGGCCGCCGGCTGGCGCTACCAGCTGGCCCGGCTCGCCGCCGACGTGCGCGAGGCGGCCGCGCCGCGGCTGCCCGAGCTGGCGCTGGCCTACGCCGGCGGGCCGGAGCCGGCCGAGACCGCATGCCCGCAGTGCTCCGGCCGCCGCTGCTGGTATCACCGCAACGGCCTGGACTGCCCGCCGCAGCAGGCGCCGAAGATGACCGACACCCTCGGCGGGACCGGGGTGCACCAGCCGGCGGTGGTGCTGCGGCGAATCGTCCCGGGTAACTGGTCGCCGCTGTCGACGGCGGTGCGGTACCGGCTGGCGCCCACCGCCTGGTCGATCCGGCTCGGCGTGCCGATGGCTGGAGTCCTGCCGTGAGCCGGGTGCGCACGATCCGCGCCGAGCTGCTGGACTACTTCGCGGCCGGCGGCGAGGTGTACATCTCGGTCCACCGGGGGCGCTGGCGCCGACCGGTGGAGATCGCCACTACGCGGGATGAGGCGCTGACCCTGGCCGAGATGATCCGCCACGCCGAGCCGGACCAGGCCGAGGAGTTGGCCGAGCGGCTGTACCGCGCGATGGCCGAGGCGCAGCGGCAGCGGGACGCCGCCCGTGCCGAGCTGGTCACCGCCCGCCGGGACGCCGCCGCAGACGCGCTCCAGATGGCCGGCACCCAGCTGGCCACCGCCGGCCACTACCCAGCGGCGGACCTGGTGCGCGACCTGGAGGCACAGATCCGCGCCGGCACCCGTCCCGTCCCCGGCAGACCGGAGCCGGCCGGAGGTGGCAACGATGCCGCCTGACCGTAAGCGCCCCGTACCGGATGAGCGGCAAAGGTGGACAGCCGCACGCCGCCGCGAGGTTGGGAATCAGGACGCGGTGGAGCAACGTTTCGTGGCGCGAATGGTACTGGCTCGCAAGCACCGCAACTTGACGGCTGTCCAATTGGCGCAGCGTATTCATGAGCTGGGTGGCCCACTCTACGACCGCGCCACCATCTCCAGGATTGAGACCGGCCACCGCACCGTGACGCTGGCAGAGGCGTGGCTGATCGCGCAGGCGCTGGCTCTCCCCTTCGTGGCTATGTGCAATCCGGAGCCGATGCTCGTCGAGACCCGAGTGGAGATCCCATGACCAACCTGCGGCTAGGCCGGCTGCCCGGCTCGGTGGGGTGGCTGCCGTGAGCGTGAGCGCAGACGTCCCCATTGACGAGGAAGCGCTGGAAGCCGCGCGGCTCCACGTCGAAGACGTGCTGGTCGAGTGGCGCAACGCGCGGATGTTCGTCATCGCCGGAAACGGATTCGTGGTGCGCGAGAGAGACGGGTCCGACTCAACGATCATGCGGCTGTCGACCCGCGACGGTCTACGCATCGGCATCCGGGCATACCTCGCGGCGCTGGAGGCGAAGCCGTGAACACCACCCCGCTGGCCCTGGCCGCCGCCGCCTGCCACCGCCACGCCGACCGCTGCCCGGTGTGCTACGTGCACAACCCCGGATGCGCGGTCGGGCGGCAACTGGAGCTGAACCGGGACCGGGCCTGGCGCGACCAGGTCATCGGACTGTCGGGAAGGGGGATGCGGTGAGAATCGTCCGCCGAGACAACGGGCGCAACCACTGGTACCAGGACCTCGACACCGACCAGCGCGTACCCGGCGTCACCACCATCCTGGACCAAGGCCTACCCAAGAAGGCACTCATCAACTGGGCCGGCAACGCCACCGCCGAGTACGCCATCGACAACTGGGACACGCTGACCGCGCTCGCCCCATCCGCCCGGCTGTCCAAGCTCAAAGGCGGCCGGTACGAGTCGAAGGACGCCGCCGCCAAACGCGGAACCCAGGTCCACAAGATGGGCGAACGGCTCATCGCCGGGGAACGGGTGGTGGTGCCCGACCTGCTCCGCCCCTACGTGGACAGCTACGTCAGATTCCTGGATGAGTTCCAGCTCCGCGCCCGCTACGTAGAGGCCGTGGTCTACTCCGAAACCCACCGCTACGTCGGAACCCTGGACATCTTCGGCGACATCATGCTGCCGGACATGCCGGAGTACGAGCACCTGCCCCGCGACGAAGACGGCTTCGTGTGTGACTGCCTGATCGACGCGAAGACCACCCGGTCGGGGATCTTCGGCGAGACCGCGCTACAGCTGGCCGGCTACCGCTTCGCCGAGTTCATGCAGCCCGACCCGGCCGACCCGGACAGCGCGTTCGACATGCCCGTGGTGACGTGGACCGGCGCCGTGTGGATTCGCCCCAACGGCTACTCGCTGATCCCGGTGGTGGCCGGCGAACGGGAGCACAACGCGTTTCTGTACGCCCAACAGGTCGGCATCTTCGACCAGGGCGCTCGGGACCTGATCGGCGAACCGCTCGAACCACCGACCGCATCCAGCTACGTGCTGGCGAAAGCAGACGAGACATGACCGAACCCACACCCGCGCTGAACGCAGCGCTCGCCAAGGTCCAGGCCGACCTGCCCAAACTGGAGCGTGACCGGACCGTCACCGTGGAGCCGAAGGACCCGAAGAAGCCGCCCTACAGCTACAGCTACGCCACCCTGGCCAACGTCACCGACGCCGTGCTTCCGCTGCTCGCCAGACACGGTCTCGCGTTCAGCGCCTTCCCCGGCGCCGGAACCGACGGCAAGATGGCGTTGCTCTACCACCTGCTACATGAGTCCGGAGAGCGCCTGTCCGGCGAGTTCCCCATCAGCGGCGAGGGTGGTATCCAGATGATCGGAGGGCGGATCACGTACGCCCGCCGCTACTGCCTCGCCGCCGTGGTCGGGGTGGCGGCCGACGAGGACGACGAGTCCAGGCTGGAGGAAGGCACGCGCGGCACCGCGCAACGTGCCGCCGCACCACGACCGGCGGAGCGGCCGACGAAGGCCACCACACGCACCGCCCAACGCGCCAGCGCACCACCACCACCACCACCGCTACCCACCGACGGACCGGCCGGCATCACCGCACCGCAGCGGGCCAAGCTCATGGCCGGCTTCGGCCAGGTCGGCATCACCGACCGGGCCGAGCGGCTCGACATCGCCGCCAAGCTGGCAGGCCGCGACATCACCTCGGCTAATGACCTGACCCTGGATGAGGCCAAGAGGGTGATCGACGCGCTGGAGAAGGCCATCGAGTCCGGTAACCCGATGCTGGCACTGGCCGAGGCCACGGGCGGGGGCACCGATGGGTAGCCGCGTGCTCGGGCTGGACCTGAGCCTCACCTCCACCGGCGTGGCCGCCATCACCAGCGACGGCGGCACCGTGAGCCGAATCGCCAGCAAGGCCAAGCCGGGCGCCACCTTGGCCCAGCGCGGCGCCCGCCTGGCCGACCTCGTAGAGCAGATCACCACCGAAGCCTCCGGCTGGCCCGTTCACCCGATGCCCGCCCTCGTAGTGGTCGAAGGGCCGTCGTTCGGCCAGGCACGGCAGGGCGGGCAGCACGACCGCGCCGGACTGTGGTGGCTGGTGGTGGCTCAGCTGCTGGACTGGCATATCCCGGTTGCCGAGGTGCCGCCGGCGCTGTGCAAGAAGTACGCCACCGGCAAGGGCAACGCCGGCAAGGACGAGGTGCTCGCCGCGGTCATTCGCCGCTATCCCAGCGTGGAGGTTACCGGCAACGACCAGGCCGACGCGCTCGTGCTCGCCGCGATGGGCGCAGACCACCTCGGCGTGCCGATCGTCGACATGCCCGCCACCCACCGGACCGCGCTGGCCAAGGTCGCGTGGCCGCAGATGCCCACCAAGGACGGAGCCCCCGCATGACCGCCGCCAAGATCGAAGGCAAGCCCGCCGCCGCAGCAGCCGCCGGCCTCGAGCCCTGGATCCAGCCGCTCTACGCCGTCCCCAGCAAGCGGGTCATCGGCGTGGTCGAGCTGGCCCACGTCCTACGCACCCAGCCCGCCCCCGACGCCGACAAGGAGGCGGAGGTGCGGCTGCGCATCACCCACCTGGAGATCGCCCGACCCGAACAGGAGGACGCCCTACGCCAGGCGCTGAGCGCGCTGTACGTGCACCGCACCGCCTACGGCACGCTGGACGAGGACACCGGGCAGCTGCAACTCAGCCAAGGCACCCTCGATGCCACCGCCGGCAAGCTCCACGCGCTCGAAGCCGCCCGGCTACGCGCCGCCGTCCAGCACTGGGGCACCTACGCACGGCGGGTGCTGGGCGTCACCGAGATCACCACGGCGGAGATGCGCCACGAGCTGGACACCATCTGCGAAGGGCTCGCCTCAGCCCTGGCCACGGCCGACCGGACCGAGGACGAGGACGGGGGCTGAGCCGTGACCACCTACGCCGCCGACGAGTCCGGGGCGTGCGTGTGCGCCGACTGCGCCGTGGGCGCCTACTTCGCGCTGTCCGGCTGGCAGTGCGAGGCCGACGCGTGCCGGTGCTCGTGCCGGGACCTGGACCGGGCGCGGGAGCTGGACGACCGCGACCCGGACAAGCTCGCCGTGGTCGCCGCCGAGCTGGCGGCCGAGCGGATCGGCTCACTGCGGGACCTGACCGCCGAGCGGTTCCGGGGTGGGCGATGACGCCCCCGTACTACGAGGACGACAAGGTCACGCTCTACTGTGGCGACTGCCGGGAGATCACTGCGTGGCTGGCCGCCGGCGTGCTGGTCACCGACCCGCCATACGGGCGCGGGTGGAAGCAAGGGCGCCATTGGGACACCGCCCACGCCGACGACCACCACCCCGGCATCACCGGCGACTCGGACACGTCCCTGCGGGACTGGGCGCTCAGCACGTGGGGCGCCCGCCCGGCCGCTGTCTTCGGTGACCCGATGCTGGCGCCGCCGACAGGAACCAAGCTTGTGGGCTTCTACCGCAAGCCACCCAACGCCGGTACACGTGGTGCCATCGGCGGGTTCCGCCGCGACGTGGAGGTGTTCTACCTGCTCGGCGGCTGGCCCGCTGGGCTCGCCGGCCGGAGTTCCATCGTGGCGACCGTGACTGGCGGTCAAGGCGGCCCCGCCAGTCCCCAGGGGCGCTACGGCCACCCGCACACCAAGCCGCTTGACGTCATGGAGCAGCTGATCGACGCTTGCCCGCCGGGCGTGATCGCCGACCCGTTCGCCGGTTCCGGCTCCACTCTCGTGGCCGCCCGGAACCTGGGCCGCCGCGCCATCGGCGTGGAGATCGAGGAACGGTACTGCGAGCGGGCCGCACGCCGGCTGGCTCAGGGCGTGCTGGAGGTGCCCGCATGAGGCTGCACCTGCCCCACCCGCGCCGCGCCGCCCGGCTGCGGCGGGAAGCCCAGGACCGGGCCATCATGCTGGCCGTGCGCCGGGCGCACCTGGCCGACCGCACACAGCAGACGTGGGACTGGGCGGCCGAGCTGGAGCGGCGAAGGAGGGCGCGGTGAGCGGGGTGTGGGTGGGTGCCAGCCGGCGGGACGAGCGGCAGCCTGTGGATAGCGACACCGGTTCTCGCGCATTTCTTCAACACACAGGGGGTGGATAAAGAAACCGCAGCGTACGACTAGAAAGGTGCTCCGATCCACAGGGTTATACACAGGCTGTGCATGGCCTTGTCCACCGGAAACAGGCAGTTATCCACAAGTGAGTACACAGTTCTATCCACAGGTGCGCTTGGTGCCGGGGAGCACTTCTCATAACGTCGAGGTAGCACATTGGAGGTGTGGAATGGGTGGCATTCAGCCGGTCAGAACCAGGTACCGCGGTACCTGGTTCGCGTCAACACTGGAGGCCGACTGGGCCGCCACCTTCGACGCACTTGGTTGGGCTTGGCAGTACGAGCCTGAGGCGTACAAGCTGCCCGGCGGCACCGCGTACCGCCCCGACTTCTACCTGCCTGCGCAGCGGGTCTGGGCCGAGGCCAAGGGGCCGCACAACCTGCGCCTAGACAAGGCCTCGGCGATGCAGCGGGCGCTCGGCTACGACGAGTGGGACTGGGCCACCCACCTGGTAGTCATCCTGCGCGCGCCCGGCGCGGGCGACGGCGCCCAGTGGCACGGCACACGCGACGACCAGGACGTGGTGGTCGTGCGTTGCCCCGACTGCGAGCACTGCGGGTTCATGGACTACGCCGGAGCCTGGCAGTGCCGACGGCACACCACCACCGGCAGCCGCAAGTTCTGGCAGGAGGAAGGCGGACAGCTGTATCGATCCGGCGAGCTGGCTTTCACCCGGGCGCCACGCCCAAAGAGGCGGGCCGGCTGATGCCCGTGCGGTTCCAGGTTGACCCCGACTTCTATGACCATCCCAAGGTGCTCGGCATGAGCGACGCAGCCTTCGCGCTGTGGGTTCGAGCCGGCTCGTATTCCGTGGCGAAGCTGCAAGACGGCTTCGTCCCCGATGACGCGCTGAGCTTGTTCTCGCAGACGCAGCAGGATGCGGCGGGAGAGCTGGTGCGCCGCGGGCTGTGGAAGCGAACGAGGGGCGGCTACCGGTTCCACCAGTGGGACCACAGGAACCTACTGCGAGCGCGCGTTGAATCCGACCGCGAACAGTGGCGTGAGCAGAAGCGGAGGCAGCGCGGCAACATCGTGGACCCGCAGGTCAACGGGCATGATGTCCGGGGTGGACAACAGGGTGGACAGGAGGGTGGACACTCGCCGGACTCCAGCCGGAGTCCAGACATGTCTGTGTCTACGTCTGTGTCTGTGTCTAAAAAGAAACCCCCTTCATCGGCTCCGCCGAAGGACGATGACCCGGACTTCGCCGCGTTCTGGGACGCCTACCCGCGCAAGGTCGGCAAGGGCCAGGCCCGCAAGGCTTGGCCGAAGGCGGTCAAGGCCGCCGAGCCGACGGCCATCATCGCGGGCGCCAGGCGGTACGCCCAGCAGCGCTACGGCCAGGAACCGCAGTACACCGCACACCCCGCGACCTGGCTCAATGGCGAACGGTGGACCGACCAGCCTGGCCCGGCCCAGAATGGCCAAGAACCACGCGGGTGGTGGGACAACTGATGGACCCGCTACGCGAAATCGTCCTACCCAAGTTCGCCAGCGTCCGCCGGTCCGGAGCCGGCTACGTCGTGCGGTGCCCAGCCCACGAGGACCGCACCGCCAGCCTCACCATCGGACCCGGCGAGAAACACCCCGTCGTGTTCCACTGCCAGGCCGGGTGCAACTCCGAGGAAGTGCTGACCGCGCTCGGGCTGACCTGGGGCGACCTGTCGAAGCCACGCGAGCAGACCGGCGGACGCGACGACGACTGGACCCCCGCCGGCCCGGCCGTGGCCATCTACGAATACCGCGACGAGCACGGCGAACTGCTGTTCCAGGTCTGCCGAACCGCGTCGAAGGCCTTCCGGCAGCGCACCCCCGACGCCACCGCCAAGAGTGGCTGGTCCTGGAAACTCGGCGACGTCCGGCGCGTGCTCTACCGGCTACCGGAGATCCTGAACGCCGTCCGCGACGGCCGGGAGATCTACCTGTGCGAGGGCGAGAAGGACGTCCACACGCTGGAGCGGCACGGGCTGGTGGCCACGTGCAACCCCGGCGGCGCCGGCAAGTGGCGGCCCGAATACACCGAGACCCTCCGTGGTGCGGCGGTAGTCACCATCGTGGCCGACCGCGATGACCCCGGCCGGGCACATGCCCGCCAGGTGCGCGACGCGCTAGCCGCCTCAGTTGGGGCCGTCTACATCGTGGAGGCCAAGGCGGGCAAGGACGCCACCGACCACGTCAACGCCGGCCACAGCCTCGCTGAGCTGGAGATCACATCCAGCACCGAGCAGGAAGCCAGGCCACAGCTAGCGCTGGACCTGTGGCAGTTCATCGCCGTCGAGGACGACCCGTACGACTGGATCGTGCCCGGCCTTCTGGAGCGTGGCGACCGGCTCATCCTGACCGGATTCGAGGGACTCGGTAAGTCCATGCTCACCCGACAGATGGCCGTCATGATCGCCGCCGGGATGAACCCGTTCTACTGGAACGAGACCTTCCCGCCGGCCCGGGTGCTGTATATCGACTGCGAGAACAGCGAACGCCAGGCCCGGCGGAAGTTCCGCCCGCTGGCTGCCGCGTCGATCAAGCACCACCACCGCGTACCTGACGGCGGCCTACGCCTGATCCACCGCCCCGAAGGCGTCGACCTCACCCGGGACGAATGGGCCGAGTGGCTCATGGAGCAGGTCACCGCACACCAGCCCGACGTGCTGTACATCGGGCCGTTCTATCGGCTGCACAACGCCAACATGAACGAGGAGCTGCCGGCCAGGAAGACCGCCGCGGTGCTGGACAAGGCGCGCGTGGCTGGCGACTGCGTCCTGATCACCGAGGCCCACTCCGGCCACGGCGACCAGGGCATGAGCCGGTCACTGCGTCCGGCTGGCTCTAGCCTGCTGCTGCGCTGGCCCGAGTTCGGCCTCGGGCTCCGCCCCGCGGGCAGCCGGCAACTGGCCGGGCGGCCACAAGACGTAGAAGTCGCGCACTGGCGCGGCGGCCGCGACGACCGGAAGTGGCCCAAGTACCTGACCATGGGCGACCCACACGACTGGCCGTGGAAGTGGGCGCTGGGCATACCCGAGACCATCCAGGGGACCTGATGAAAGCCACGAACTGCACTCGCTGCGGCTGGCCGCTGGACCCGGCGGCAGCCCGCGGTGGACACACCCGCCACCCGAACTGTGACCCGGCGGACCAGCTTGGCGGCCAGTCCGCGATGGCCGCGCCCGACACCGAGCCCGAACCCGCCACCCGAGAGGACCGACCATGACCGACCCGACCACCGACGCGCCGACGTGCGGCCACCGGTTCGTGCCCGCCGGGCGGGCCATCGCACACCACGCGTGCACGCTGGACCTCGACCACCGCGGCGTCCACCACGACGCGACCAGCCGCACCGACTGGCCGAACGACCTGGTGGCGGCCGACGCCGAGCTACGCACCAGCCACCCCGCACCCCGGCCCGCCGACGACGACCCGCGCGTCGGCGTGGCCGCCAACGCCATCGGCTGGGAACGCCGCCACCGCAGCCGGCCCGTTCTCGACCTCGGCGACGGCAACGCGCAGATCACCGTCACCGCCGCGGAGGCGGCCGAGGACATGCGTGCCGCCCGCCGGGTGGTGGCCCAGCTGGCCGAGTGGGACACCAGCCAGGCGCAGAACGCCACGACCGAGCGCATCACCGAGCTGACCGCCAGCTTCGGCCTGGAGCCGGAGCAGGAGATCCGCGCCCGGGCGCTCAACGCCGCCGCGCGGCTGCCGTACGCCGCACCGGACGCGGTGCGGGTGCTGGCCGTCGCCGCGATCTTCGCGGACTGGATTCAGGCCGGCATCCGCCCGGAGTCGAAGCCCAGGCCGCCGGTGGTGGTCGCGTGACCGCCCCGCCCGCCGAGCTGTGCGACCACCGCTGGCCCGGTGCGTGCGTCTACCGCATCGGCTGGGCCGCCGTCGCCACCGGCGGCCACCGCTGCGCCGAGCCGGCCAGCCACGACGACCCGCAGCCGCCCGTGCACCGCTGCCGGGGCGGAGCAACCACCACCACCCGAGAGGACGCATCATGATCGGAATCACCGAGCTGACCCTCGACGCCATCCGCGCCGAGGCGTTGAAGGCCATCAGCAAGCACAGCATCGACCGGACGCCGGCCAGTCCGCACATGACCAACGGCGACCGGCTCGCCATCGTCGTTGAAGAGATCGGCGAGGTGGCCCGGGCGATGACCTACGACCAGGACCCGCTGAACCTGGAGCGGGAGCTGATCCAAGTCGCGGCGATGGTGGCGATGTGGATCGACGGGTTGAGCCCGCGTAGCCGACGGATGGAGGAGGCCGGTACCGCCGCGACCGAGGTCACCACTACCCGAGAGGACACCCGATGAGCACCGACCCGACCACCCAGCGGACCGTCTCCGGCGCCGAAGGGCCGCCGCCGAGCACGCCGCTCGGCCCACCCAAGCCGGTTGCCCGGCCGGCCGCCGCCCTGTGTGAGGCGACCGAGCACGGCCGGGAGGGTGAGCCGGAGCCGTGCGGCCGGGAGCGGCCGTGCCCGGCCCAGGACACCGGCGTGCCGGAGCTGATCGCCGAGCTGGGGCACTGGGGTGCCAACCAGCCTGACCGGCCGCCCCGGGGCGCCCCACCGGCCGCCGTCCCCAACCCGCCGCCCACCGGCCCGGCCATCCTGGGACGGGCGCTGCTGGACGGCCAGGGGAACGCGTGGCCTGCCAACGACCGGGAGTGGGCGGAGAGCGAGCGCGGCCCGGTGCGCGAGGTGCTGCTGGTGGACCCGGCCGTCGCCCGGGCGCTGGCCGAGCTGCGGCGATGGGTGCGTGATTGGGAGGCCGGTAGCGAGCCGGACGATCAGGCTCTGGTCGCCGCCGCCGTGGACGCGCTGCCGGACGCCGGCACGGACACCCCGACCACCACCGGGGAGGCGTCCGCGCAGGTCACGCCGGCAAACGGAGGGGACACCGGGGCGGACACCACCCCGGAGGATGAGCTGGCCGACGGGCAGCGGGCGATCTACGACCACGTGGTGGGAGCCCCGCCGGCCGGCGGCGCCGGGTGGGACCGGGACACCATCGCGATGGCGCGGGCCGAGTTGCACCAGTTCCCGTCGATGCAGGCCGCGCTTGACGCCCTGCTCGCGGACTGGGACGCGGCGGATTCCGATCGGGACGCGCTGGAGCGCTCGCTGATGCGGAGGCGGCAGCAGCTGCGGGCGGTCCACGCCGACGCCGACCGCCTCCGCGACGAGCTGGCCGAGCGGACACGCGAGCGGGACTACTCCGACGCGGCGCTGGAGGCCGCCGCCCGCGACATGGCGCAGACGACCACCGACCGGGACCGTCCGGCAGCACCGCGACTGTGGCTGGAGGCTGAGCGTGAGCGTCACCGCGCTGAGCTGGCCGAGGTCCGCGCCGAGCTGGAGTACGTGCGCGCCGACCGGGAGGGCCTGGACCTCCAGCGGAACCGGCTGCTGGCGGAGCGGATAGGCACCCGCCAGCGCGCCGCAGCCGACGCGCTGGAGGAGGCAGCCAACGACGCCAGCGTGCTGCTGGAGTCGGGCGCCCGGGCGTTCACCGCTCGTGGATTGCGTGCACGAGCCGACATCATCCGCGCAGACGGGCGTCCCGTCCCCGGCAGCCCGCAGCCGGCCCCGGCCGGTGGAGAGGAGCCCGACCATGGCGAGTGACCTTCAGACCCGCGCTAGGCGAGGCGTTCGGGGGCACCGGCCGGCCCGGCACGGTCCCGGGGACTGGCGGTGCACATGCGGCATCCGGCTCTCCGGCGGCCCACTCGGCTCCGGCCAGCGCGGCGCACGGGACGTGCTGAGATTTCACCGCCTGGACCTGCTGATGCCGGCCACCACCCAGGCCGAGACGGAGGGACCATGACCGCCACCACCGACCTACCGACCACACCCGCCGAAGCGCTGCGCTGGGCCGCCACCCGCTGGGTCCGTGAAGCGTTCGGGGTGAACGAGTGGCCTACCCCGGAAGCGTTGCGCCTCTGGGCCGACGAGCTGGACGCCGCCCCGACCACGTGGGCGCTTCCGCCGGAGCCCGGCCCGGAGGTGGTCGAGCTGTGGGACCAGGGTGGCGAGCGCTGGGAGCGCAGCGACGACGAGGACGCCCCGGACGGCTGGGTGCGGGACAGAGGCGAAGGCGTGTACGAGTGGGCCGAGATGCTGATGCACGGCCCGCTGTCCGCCGTCCCACCCGAGCAGACGGAGGTCAGCGATGCCTGACCCGATTCGGTCCGCCATCTCGCCGCGTCCAGCGCCCACGAGGCGTGGCGAGTGCCCGCACTGCGGCACTCAGGTCGACGGCGTGCACATCGCTGGCACCGTCTACGACTTCCAGTGTGATCCCTGCGTCGAGGCTGTAGACGATGGCTTCCGGGCGTTCGTGGACAACCTGATCGGGGAGGTGCCCGATGCCGGCTGACCGCCGCTATCCCGCCTTCCGCGCCTGGCTGGTGCGCCTGCTCGGGTACGGGGCGCTGGCCATGGTGCTGATAGCCGTCGTGATGGTGTGGCTCATCCTGCCGTGGCTGGACGGAATGCACTGGCCGCTGGCGGCGGCTGCCGCCCTGCCCGCCGGGTGGCTGCTCGGCGCGGTGGCCATGTACGTGGTCACGACCGCGCTGCGCGACCGCGAGCAGGCCGCCCGGCGCGAGCTGGAGGAGCGGGCACGGCAGCTGGAGCGTGGTGACCATGGCTGAGCACGACCCGACCCCGGCCTACCATTGCGGCGCCTGCGGATGCGGCGACCCCACCTGGACAGTCACCCGCCGCGGCGACGCCGCCGTGTCCTGGGCGTGCGACGCCCATCTCGCTGCCACTGCTCACCGGTTGCAACGGGACTGGGAGGTGACCGAACTGGTTGTCCGGCTGCGGCCCAAGGCTGTCGAGTGGGCGGAGATTGGCCAGCGGCTAGCCGAGGTGACCAAGGATGGTGACCATGGCTGAGCACGACCCGGCCACGGTGGCGCTGGTGGTGGCAGCCCTGGGCAACGTCGGGATCTGGAGCAACGAGAGCGGAACCTGGGTCAGCCCGGAGCGCAAGGCCGTGGCGGTGCTGGACGCGCTCACCGCCGCCAGCTGGCGACCGCCGCCACCGGAGCCCGACGGCATCCACTGGCGCACCGGCGGCAGCGTCGGGTGCACCATCTACAACCCGTACGGCGACCTGGCCGGGATGATGCGCACCCCCGAGGCCGCCGCGGCCGTGGTGCGGGACCTGAACGCGCGGGCCGACCATGGCTGACTACTGGCCCGATATCGAGCACTTCCTGGCTGAACTGGACCGCCTGCGCAAGACGGTCCTCTGTCCGCCTGAGCTGGTCGCCGACGTCGAGGCGCTGATTCGCCAGCACAGCCCAACCCCGGGACTGTGGACCGTGCACCCGTCGGAGTTCACCGACGGGAACATCTACGTCGTCAACAACGAGGCGCTCGGGTTCGAGGTCGACCATGTCTAGCGCGGCCTGCGCTGCCTGCGGTCGGCCGGTGCCGGACACCGCCTACGTCTGCGCCGGCTGCGCAGACTGCGGCACTGAGCCGCGCTGTGGCCGGTGCCTCGCCGACCAGCTCCGGACGCGGGCCGGGCTGTGGCCGGACCTGCTCGCCACCGCCGCCGGCCAGGCCCGCATGGCCGACCCCGGACCCCGGGCCCGCGGCATGGCCCCGGCCGAGCCGGTCCGGCCCGACGCCGGCGAGCTGCGGCACTACGCCGACCAGGTCGACGGCCCACCGGCCGGCCTGCCGTTCCGGTGGGGCGCGGCCGAGATCCGTGACGACGTGCGCAACACGGTGACCACCTGGTGCCGGGTGGTGCTGGACGAACGCTCGCCAGCCCCGGCCGAGGTGCGTGTCCTGACCGGCATCCGCGACCTGGCCCGCTGGGGTGGGCCGCCGGCGGACACCCCCGGCATGATGCGGTGGCTGGCTGGCCAGCTCGGCTGGTGCCGCTACCAGCGGTGGGCCGACGAGATGTGGGACGACCTGGGCGACCAGCTCCGGCGCATCGAGCCGGCGGTGGACCGGCCGCCACCCCGGCTGGACGCCGGCCCGTGCCTGTCCCCCACCCCGGCCGGACCGTGCCGGCAGCGCCTGTCAGCGCCACCCAGGGCCGCTGTGGTGCACTGCCCCGTGTGCCGGGCAGTCCACAGCGCCACCGAGCGCTCAGCGGCGATCCTGGCCGCCGCGGCCGACGTCCGGCTGACCGCCCAGGAGTGCGCCACCCTGCTGAGCCTGCACGGCTGGCCCACCCCGGCCGGCACGGTCCGGTCGTGGGCGTCGCGGCAGCGGCTGACCGTGGCCGGGCTGATCCGGTTCGGGGCGGTGTACGACCTGCGGGTCGGGATGAGAGAGAGGATCAGGGCATGACCACCACCATCGACGGACGGTCCGTCGACCTGCTCGACCTCCACGTCGAAACCGAACAGATCGACGTGACCGCGGCTACCGAAACCCACCCTGACCCAAGGTGGGAGGTAACCGACCGGGCTGGCCACTACCATGCATGGACCACTGACGGCACCCTGCCGACCCTCACCGAAACCAGCGAGCACCAGGAATGCGCCGGCGGCCATGACGCGGACTTCGACTGCTGCGAAGGCTACGAAGTCACTGTGCACCACTGCACGATCTGCGGCGAGAGGGTCGAACCGGCGACCATCGCCTCAACTGGGACGCGCCGGTTGATACCCGGCCGGGAGTCCTGGACAGTCAAGGTCACCATGCCGAATCCACCAGTCGCACCCCTGCGAACCGGCGACCGCGTCTCGGTCAGGACGGAAGACGCAGGCACGGTGTACTTCGGCGTCGGAATCCCGACGGCCGAGACGATCGGCGTGGACTGGTGGACCGTGACGGTCGATGGATGCGGGCCTCTTGGGCGGCGGGCGGTGAGTACCGGTGACTGAGTGCGTGATCTACCTGGACCCGTGCATGTTCATACCGACCGGGACCACGCCACAGGAACGGGCCGAGTCCAAGGCGCGGATCATCGCCGACATGCAGGACTACGCCGACCGCCTGAACGAGCACGGCGGACCCTGGCCGATAGTGGTCGGGATTCCGCCGTGGATGGCACCGACCGAGGACTGGCTTCCCGAGGAGACATCATGAACCTACTGTGGCCACGCTGGCGCCAAGAGCGCGAGCTGCGTAACCTCCGGGAGCTGGCGAAGGCAACCAACCCGGACATCGGCGTCAGCCCCAGCCAGTACGCCCGCATCAGCCCCGGCGGCCGGCATACCCCGATCCTCGGCCGCTTCAACGTGTTTGTGCCCGGCGTTGTCGCCTACGGACCATGCACGCTGCGTGCTGCCCGCGAGCGCATCCAGATGCTCGCGGAAGCGAAGACGCCGGGGAGTGGCGGCGAAAGTTGACAGCTCAACCGATCCTTGCAACGATGGCCTCACTATGCTCGCCCTCCGTGGCTGAGCCGGTGAAGCCGGGAACCCGGAGGCACCAGTGACCACCCCCGACCCGGACCTCGCCCGCAAGTGGGAGCGGGCCGACGAACAGCTCACCATCCTGGCGGGCGCAGCCGCCGCGGACCTGCTGCACCAACCACCGCACAAGGTCGCACTCGGCCTCGCCCAGCTGCTGCACCAGCGCTACCAGCCGGACATCATCCTCGGCTACGCGGCCATGGCCATCACCCGCCTCGGCATGGCGCAGAAGGCCCGCCTCGAAAACGGGGGGACGGACGCCACCCCCCCACCCTCCTGAAATGCCCCTGGTCCCCTGCCTGCAATGCGGGGGTCTCATCGACAAGGGGGCATCTCGCCGGGAGGGTAGGCGCAAGCGCGGATGGGGTCGCTGCGCGCGGTGCGCAGCCGGCAGCTACATCAGCAGCGCGGAGACATCGCGCCGGGCCGCGGCGGTGGCTCAACATCGGGGGGGGTCGGGAAACTGGTGCCCCGGGTGGCGCACCCCACCCCACCCCGCCACGGACCTGACCGCTGATCACGTTGTCGCTGTCCGCGCAGGCGGCGCGGAGGCTGGGCCGCTGGCTGTGTTGTGTCGCTCGTGCAACTCGTCACGCAAGGCAGCCAGCTGGTAGGGACACCCCGGGGGGCGGGGTCGACACGCATCGATGAGGGGCGGCCCCAAGGACCCTCGCTCCTCGGAAGTTCGCGTGTTAACACTGGGTCCGCGTTTGCCCTGAGTACAGCTTTTTCATATCGTCCCCGGTTGATGGGATAGACGTAATGCCCAAGACCAAGCGACCTGCGGGAATGACGGTCGACAAGCGCAACGGTCGCCGTGCTGACCTGCAGGTGGTTGCGGGTGGTCGCTTCGACCCGCCGGCGAGCCTGTCAGGGCAGGCGCTGGCGTTGTGGGACCTGTACTGGCAGGACACCGTCGCGACGGTGGCGACCGTCGTAGATCAGGGGCTGCTGGTCCGGTGGATCACCGAGTACGACCGCTACCTGCGCACGGTCGGCGAGGCGGACCAGCGGCCGATCGTGGAGGGCTCCACCGGCCAGGCGGTCGAGAACCCGCTCTACAAGATCGCCTACCGGGCGCTGGACGCCGCCGAGCGGTGCGAGCGGCAGCTGGGCATCGGCCCGCTGCACCGGTCGAACCTCGGCATAGCGGTGATCACTGAGCGGAAGTCGCTGGCGGAGATGAACGCGCGCTACGGGGGTGCCGATGCCGACGACGGCGACGACTCGGCCGACGCGCAACCGCGTGCCGACCCGCGGATCATCGAAGCCTGACCCGGGCTGCCAGGGCTGCGGGTGGAAGCCGGCGCCGGGTGCGCTGTGGCCTACCGAGGGTCCGACCGCGGTCCGGTGGATCGAGGACAACTGCATCTGCGGTGAGGGCGACTACTACGGCCAGCTGATCAAGCTGAGGCCGGACCAGCAGGCGTTCCTGTACCGCTGGTACGAGTTCTGCCCGGCATGCGGGCAGTGGCACTACGACGAGGCTCTACGGGGTGCGGCGACCGGCGACGGGAAGACCCAGTTCATCGCCAGCATCGTGGTGCTGGAGTTCGCGGGCCCGCCGCAGATCGCGGTCGCCTCGCCGAACATCCCGATCGCCGCGGCCAGCTTCGAGCAGGCCGATTTGCTGTTCTCGGCGGTGGCGACGATGTGTGGCGGCCGGGACCAGGCGGACCGGGCGTCGCCGCTGTGTGGCTTCTTCGAGGTGTACGACACCGAGATCAAGTTCTCGGACAACCGGCCGGGTCGGATCTTCCGGGTGGCGGCGGTGGCCGGCACCAACGAGGGCGGGCTGCCGAGCCTGTTCGTGTGCGACGAGCTGCACGAGTGGGGCGAGCCGGTGCGGGAGGGCCAGACCGGGGCCCGCAAGGCCCGGGTCAAGACGGTGATCGGCAAGTCGACCAAGAAGCGGCGCACGGCCCGCGGCTGCGGGCGGGTCATCTCGCTGTCGACCGCCGGCTTCGACATCGACAACAGCCTGTTGGGCGACCTGGTGAAGCTGGGCCGGCGGGTGCTGCACGACCCGGCGGTGGCGCCACGGTTCCTGTGTGACTGGCGGGAGGCGCCGGAGGGGCTGGACTACCGCCGGGCGGACCACCGGGAGCTGGCGGTGCGGGCGGCGTCGGCCGCGGCGGACGTGCTGTGGTCGGTGGCGGACCGGGTCAACGCCTGGGGCAAGCCGGACTATCCACCGCACGAGTGGATCCGGTACTTCGCGAACCGCTGGGTGGACGTGGCGGAGGATTCGTGGCTCAAGGATCATCCGGCGGCGTGGGCGGACTGCCGGGGTCAGTGGGAGCCGGACGACGCGAACCCGTGGCTGCTGGCCGTGGACATGGCGTTGAAGCACGATTCGGTGGCGGTGGACCGGTGCGAGCGGCTGCCGGATGGCCGGGTGGCGGTGACAACCCGGATCTGGCGGGCGGGTGACCACGGCGGCCGCATCCCGCACGACGACGTGTGGACGTACATCCGCCAGCTGGCCGGCGGGTTGGGTTTCCGCGGCGTGGTCTACGACCCGCGCTATTTCGAGGTGCCGGCGCGGATGCTGGAGGAGCACAGTATCCGGGCGGTGGAGTTCGACCAGTCGCCGCAGCGGATGGTCCCGGCCGCCGGGCTGGCGTACCGGCTGATCCTTGAGCGGCTGGTGGTGCATGACGGCGACCCGGAGCTGACCGCGCACGTCAGGGCGGCGGTGGCGGTGCCGCAGGAGCGGGGCGGGTTCACGCTCCGCAAGGGCCGCAGCAAGGGGCACATCGACGCGGCGGTGGCCATGTGCATGGGCGTGTGGGTGCTGCACGAGGTGCCCGAACCAGTGGAGGCTCCTCCGATGGTGGCGTGGCGGTGAACGCCCTGCTGGTGGCGCTGGTCCTGGTCGGGCTGGTCAGCATCGCCGCGGCCGCGTTCCTGGTGGCGCTGCCGCTGGGGCTGCTGGTCGTCGGCGCCGAGGCGCTCGCCGCCGCTTACGCGATCCGCTATCTGGAGGTGCGCCGATGAAGCTGCTCGACGCACTCGTCAGGCCTCGGCCGCTGGCGGCCGAGGCGCAGCGGCATGACGTCAGCTGGCTGCTGCAGATGCTCGGCCAGCACGGCTCAGTGCTGGACCCGCTGGGCTACCGGACCACCTACGGCAACGATCCGGCCGAGCCGATCGGCGAGACGTTCGTCGACTACATCCACAACGCGTACAAGACCAACGGGGTCGTCTACGCCTGCCAGATGGTCCGGCTGCGCGTGTTCGCCGAGGCGCGGTTCCAGTTCCAGCGGATGACCGGTGGCCGGCCGGGTGAGCTGTTCGGCACCGAGGATCTGGCGATCCTGGAGCGGCCGTGGACGGGTGGCACCACCGGTGACCTGCTGTCGCGGATGATCCTGGACGCGGACCTGGCGGGGAACTGGTTCGGGGCGATCATCGACGGCGAGGTGGTCCGGCTGCGGCCGGACTGGGTTGACATCGTCCTGGAGCCGAGGGCCGGCCCGAACGGCGGCGTGGTCGGCATGCGCAGGGTGGGGTACATCTACTACGAGGGTGGCAAGGACAACACCGCCGCCGGGCTGTACGCCAACGCCGGCACCCAACCAGAGCCGTTCCTGGTCGGCGAGGTGGCGCATTTCGCGCCGTCGCCGGATCCGCTGGCCTCCTACCGCGGGATGTCCTGGCTGACCCCGGTGGTGCGTGAGATCCAGTCGGACACGCTGGCCACCAGGCACAAGCAGAAGTTCTTCGAGAACGCGGCGACCCCTAACCTGGCGGTGAAGGCCACCGCCCCGATGACGCCGGAGCAGTTCGCCGAGTGGGTGGACATGACCGACGCGGCCCACAAGGGCGTCGACAACGCGTACAAGACGCTGTACACGGCCGGCGGCGCCGACGTGACGGTCATCGGCAAGGACATGCGGCAGCTGGACTTCAAGACTGTGCAGGGAGCTGGCGAGACGCGGGTAGCTAACGCTGCCGGCGTCCATCCGGCGGTGGTGGGACTGTCGGAGGGTATGCAGGGCAGCTCGCTTAACGCCGGCAACTTCGGCGCTGCCAAGCGTGCTACCGCGCAGATCACCATGCGGCCGCTGTGGCGCAACGCCTCCGGGACGCTGGAGGTGCTGGTTCCGCCGCCGGGCCGGGCGGCGCGGCTGTGGTACGACGATCGGGACATCGAGTTCCTGCGTGAGGACGAGAAGGACGCGGCGGAGATCCGCAGCATGGACGCGCAGACGCTGGAGACACTGGCACGCGCCGGCGCTGACTGGGACTCGGCGGTTGAGTACGTCAACTCCGGCGAGGTCTCCCGGCTGCGTGGCAAGCACAGCGGGCTGTTCTCGGTGCAGCTTCAGCCGCCGGGTACGACCGCGGCCCCGGCTGAGCGGCCGGCGGAGCCAACCGAGCAGCCGGCGGAGTCGTCCGGCGCCGGATCGTCAGGAGGTTGACGATGCCCTGGTCTATCGAGGCTGACCACCCGAGTTGCCCGGCGGCGGAGCCGTTCGCGGTCGTGAAAGACGAAGACGCAGAGGTGGTGGGCTGTCACGTGAGTGAGCAGGCGGCACAGCGGCAGGTGGCGGCTCTGTACGCGGCTGAGGGTGGCTCGGGCAACGCTGGGCGGTCGCAGCGTCCGGATCCGGTCCCGTACGCCCGTTCCTGGGCGCTGGACGACATCGAGATCCTCCGGACGGCCGACGGGTTCAGCGACGGCCGTACCGTGTCCGCTTACGCGGCGGTCTTCGACAGGGCGACCGAGATCACCGACCAGCACGGCCACTACATGGAGGTCATCGCGCGGACTGCGTTCAATCGGCAGATCGGGCTGGGCCTGGAGCGAGTGGGCGTGTACTACCACCACGGGCTGACGATCCACGGGACACCCAGTGAGCTTGGCAGCGTGCCGATCGGGTCGCCCGTGACGATCGTTCCCGACCGCAAGGGCCTGCGGACGGTGACCAGGTTCAACGCTAGCCCGCTGGCCGAGTCGGTGCTGGAGGCCATCCGGCACGGGGACATCAGGGGCTACTCGTTCCGGGGCCGGATCTTCGAGTCCAAGCCGGCAAGGGTTCCCCGGGTCGCCCGTGGCGGTGCCCTGCCGACCATTACCCGTACCGTGCTCGGGCTGACCGAGTACGGTCCGACCCCGTCACCTGCGTACGCGGAGGCCGGCATCCTGGCCATCCGCGCCCTGCAAGCTTTGGCGTCCACCACTCCGGGGTTTCTGGGCCCGGACCAGGAGACGCCGCCCGTCACTCCCGACCTGGGATCAGACGGTGCCGAGGACCAGCCGGATAGGCACTCCGATCGGCTTCGCCAGCGCCACCTCGCCCTGAAGCGGGCGATCCGTGAGCGCGGACTACCGAAGGAGAACGGTCATGGCGCGTAAGCGCAGCGAGGTCCTGACTGAGGAGATGGAGGCGCTCCGCGCCGAGATCCAGGTCATTGAGGGGCTGGAGGAGCCGAGTGACGAGGATCTGACCCGGTCGGAGAACCTGCTGGCCGAGTGGGACGAGAAGAACGCCCTGAAGGACAAGGCGGTGGAGCGGGAGGCTCAGGTCGCCCGGGTGCTGGAGGCGGGCCAGGTGGCCCGGACCGCGGCGGCGGTCGAGTCCGGGGACGGGCCGCGGCGCGGCCCTGAGGTGAAGCGGGCCATCGACCCGTACGACAACCAGGAGCAGCTGTTCCGGTCGCTGTTCGGCGACGTGCTGCTGAACACCGGCGACACGATCAGCCGCGCACAGTCCGCGGTCGACACGTCGCCCCGCTACGTGGACGACACGGCGCGGGAGCGGATGCACGAGCTGCTGGAGCTGGACAACATGCACGCGCCGCGGATCGCGCGGCACATGCTGATGACCGGCTCGCCGGAGTACCACGAGCAGTTCCGGGACTACGTGAAGTCCAAGGGGACGATGGTCGGGCAGGCGCTGCGTGCCGCCATGTCGCTGTCGGACTCGGCGGGCGGGTATCTCGTTCCCTTCACGCTCGATCCGTCGATCATCCTCACGAACGCCGGTGTCATGGATCCGCTGCGGTCCATCTCGACCATCAAGACGATCACGACGGACGCCTGGAACGGTGTGACGTCGGCGGGCGTGACGGCGGAGTGGCTCGGTGAGGGCGCGGAGGCGGCTGACAAGTCGCCGACGTTCGGCCAGCCGGTGATCACGCCGAAGAAGGCGGCCGCGTGGGTGTTCGGGTCGTACGAGGTTCTGGCCGATTCGGGGTTCGCCTCGGAGCTGGGTCGGCTGCTGGCCGACGCGAAGTCACGCCTGGAGGCTGCGGCGTTCGCCACCGGCAACGCCGCCGGTCAGCCGATCGGCGTCGTGGCCGCGGTGGGTGCGGTTACCAACTCCATCGTCACCTCGACCACCATCAACGCGTATGCGGTGGCCGACGTGTACCGGGTGTCGGACGCACTCCGGCCGCGGGACGCCGCTCAGGCGTCGTGGATCGGCAACAAGAAGATCTTCTCGCTGACGCGGCAGTTCGACACGTCCGGCGGTTCCGCGTTCTGGGCCAACCTGGGGATGGCGGTGCCGAACCAGCTGCTGGGGCAGAACATCTACGAGGCGTCCACGATGACCGGCACCGTGTCCACTTCGGCGGCGGTGCTTCTGGCGGGCAACTTCCGTGAGTTTTACATCGTTGACCGGGTCGGGATGAGCGTGCTGTACGAGCCGATGGTGAAGTCCACCGGGTCGAACCGGCCGACCGGCCAGGCCGGCTGGTTCGCGTTCTGGCGGGTCGGCTCCAACGTGGTGGATCCGGACGCGTTCCGGCTGCTGAAGCTGCACCAGACCGCAACCGCCATCCCGCTGGCCTAGTCCCTTCGACGAACGGCCGGCCCGGTGTTCGGGACGTTCTCCGGGCCGGCCGTTTCAACGTCCCACTACGTCCCACTTTGCAGGAGCATCATGACCGACCGCACGGACGAAAAGGTGGTGGTGGCGTACTGCCACCCCGGCAACATCAACGCCGCTTTCCACGAGTCCCTGCTCGACCTACTGGTCTACGACATGGCGTTCCACCGGCGGATCGTCAATGGCGGTGGCCGGCTGGCCCAGCAGGCGTCCGCGAACCTCGCCGGCCCACGCAATGACGTGGTCCGCAAGTTCCTGGCCTATCCGGAGGCGGAGTGGCTGTGGTTCGTCGACACCGACATGGCGTTCCTGCCTGACACGCTGGAGCGGCTGCTGGAGTTCGCCGACCCGGAGAAGGCGCCGATCGTGGGGGGTCTGTGCTTCTCGGTCGACGCCGGGGTCATGTACCCGACGCTGTACGGGCTGATCGGCGACGAGGGCAACCCGCAGGTCATCAGGTTCCACGAGTGGCCGCCGGACAGCATGTTCCAGGTGCCGGCCACCGGCACCGGCTGCCTGCTGATTCACAGGGACGCGCTGGAGCGCATCCGGGACTTCGTGAACCCGGCCACCGGTCAGGTTGGCTTCAACGCGGCCTACCCGTGGTTCCAGGAGACAGCACACGACGACCGGCCGGTGGGCGAGGACATCACCTTCTGCTGGCGTGCCGGCATAGCTGGCATCCCGGTGTGGGTGAACACCGCGGTGCACATCGGGCACGTCAAGGAGCATCTGCTCAACCTAGACGCGTACCTGGTGCAGCGCGGCGCGCTGGAGGAGGTGAACGCATGAAGTACCCGAAGTTCTCAGGATTCGTCGGCTACAAGGGCGACAGCGTGTGGCTGACGCCGCTGCCGGACGACCACCCGATGGTGCGGGACCTGCCGGACGTGTTCAAGGCCGACCCTGCGCAGGAAGTCGAAAAGGCGACGCCCGCCAGGCGTAGGCCGGGCCGGTCCGCCCGCAAGGCTCAGCCGCCCGAGCCAACGCCGTTCCGCGGGCTGCAGCCCGACCCGCCTCCGTTAGATGACGCGGATGCCTGACACCGCGGTGGTCGTGCCAGTGCTGCGGCGCCCGGGTAACGCGGGGCCGTTCATGGACTCGTTCCGGGCCAGCCGGGCGCCTGATGCCAGGGTGTACGCGGTCGGGCAGGACGACGACCCGGACACCGCCTCGGCGTGGCTGGCCGCCGGCGCCAACCTGCTGACGGCGGCCGGTACCACGTTCGCGGCCAAGGTCAACCACGGGTACCGGCACACCGGCGAGGAGTGGCTCTTCCTGGTCGGTGACGACGTGCGGTTCCGGCCGCGCTGGTTGGCCAACGCTCAGCTGGTGGCGGGCGACCGTTATCACGTGGTCGGCACCAACGATCTACGTAATCCGCGGGTGATTGCTGGCGAACACGCGACCCACATGCTGGTCCGTCGCTCCTACGTTGACCAGGTCGGCGCGTCGTGGGACGGGCCCGGCGTGGTCGCCCACGAAGGCTACCGGCACTGGTTCTGCAACCCTCCGGAAGCTCCAATCTGGATGAGCGATCTGACGTTTAGGTCGCTTGGCGAAGTACGCATTGGTGACCAGGTAGTCGGATTCGAGCGACACCAAGCAGAGGGTGCGAAGTTCAGCCTGAATCGACTCGTGCGCACGACAGTTTTGGCCATCAAGACCCGCCAGTCGTCGATCGTAAGGGTGACGATGGAGTCGGGCCGATCCTTCCGGTGTACGCCAGACCACCGCTGGTACAACGCAAGCTGGACGCCTGCGGCGAACCGTCGATGGCCGGACTACCCGCGGTGGGTCACGCCCGCAGTCGGGCGGCAACTGCTGCACGTCGCCGACGATCCTGGGCCATTACCCGCCGGCTTGGAGCGAACCGCGGGATGGGTGGGTGGAATCTACGATGGCGAGGGCTCGTGGATTCAGATTGCGC